CCAAGGAGGAATACGTCATTCCAATCACTGCTTTCATTGTAGCTCAGAAATGAGTGCGTGTAAACCATAGCTGGTTTGCTGTGGATTTACCGACTAATTTTATTGTAACAGGAGGAATCATGAGCAACACAACATTCACAAGCTTTACGGAAATTCTCACAAGCTTATACAACGGCAATAGGGGAGAAGCACAACAAACAGCGGAAGTAATCAAATATGATAATACTGCCGATCTGTCGGAAGAATCCCAGCGTCATAAACAGTATAGGGCTAATTATGAAGCCCTGAGACTGAAAAAGTATTTTGAGGACGTAACCATTCATTAGCGATGCAATAAAAAGTCGATTGACTTCACACGGATATTATGATAGAATAAATATAAAAAGGTACATTTAAATTTAACAGGAGGAAAATATTATGACTATACAGGATTTTATGGAATTGCTTATCGATGGTGACTCACAGCATTTCAATATTTACGATAACGAAAAAGAAGAAATTATATTTGACGGAGCTGGCAGCGAGATGCCCGATGAACTTCTTGATGAGGAAATTTCTTCTATAGATAATATCTATGGAGATAACGGCGATATTATCACATTAAATATCAATTAAGTGAAACATATTAACGCAAAAGAAATTATAGCGGAAAATCTCACCTCAGATATAGTTTTTATATTTGATGTACGTGATATACTTAATTTTAAAACATAAAGAGGAATTATACATGAATACTAGTAGACTTTGTGGTGGAAATTTTGACTTTCGTAAGGTACAAATAATTGATGTGCTTGGTGAAGCAAGTATCACGTTCTCTCCAAACCTTAATAGTGTACCTGATGATTGCAAATTCAAATTTTGCCCTGAGTGTGGAAGAAAATTGACAGATAAAATTGAAAGTGAGGAAAATAATAATGAGACTTGAACGGAGATGATAAAAATGCCAAAAATAATCCCCATCGAAGAAACCGAATTTACACTCGAAGCAAACGGCTGGAGTTTTCATATCTGCCTCGGAAGCCATACAAGCGGAAATTATATAGCGATCCCCGACTGGGGAATATGCTCTGAGGCATCAGACTGGAACGATGTGCAGTGGAATAAAGAGCAGCTGGAAAACAGCCTGAACGAAACAATATCGAATAATGCTCAAATAATTGCTATTGCAGTATGCAAATATATGATGGAGTAAATCAAGTTAACGTAACTAATAAAACAAAATACCTCTTGACAAATTGGGAAAAATATGTTAAACTAAAGCTATTGGAATAATAGTGCGTTTTATCATTTTCACAATTTTGTCAGGAGGAATTTTTATGGATAAATTCAAAATGTACCAAAAAGGTATCAGCGTTAAATCCCTTTATAATATGTATTATGAAGATATTCCCGAGGTTGACTTCACGGACGATATGCAGCGTGGAGAGGTGTGGAGCAATACCCGAAAATCCCTTTATATTCATTCAATCTTACTGAAGATTACCGATGCACAGTCCCCATTTATTGCAGGTGTAAGGGAACTCCCCAACGGAAATACTCTCCTGAAAATCTTTGATGGAAAGCAAAGAGGAACAACTATAATCCACTATATAGATGGAGATTTTGCCCTCACGGGACTGACAAACGAGCCTGATATATACCTCAACGGAGAACCTGTTAAGCTTCAGGGGAAGCGTTTTAAACAGCTTCCTCCCAAACTCCAAAGCTGGATACTTGATACAACTCTGAATATTTCTATAATGGAAAATGCTACACCCGAGCAAGAATCTCTCATTTTCCGCAGACTTAATAACGGAAAATCAATGAGTAAATTTGATATCGCACGTTCTTATAAGCAGGGAATGGAAGATATCAAGGAACTTACTAATCACGAGCTGTTTAATGTGATGCTCACCTCAACGGAAAGAAAAGCACTCAAACAGCAGGAAATTATAATCAGATCGTGGATAGCCCTCTTTGAGGACGAACCAAATTTAACACCAGCTCACGTTAATGAGGTTATGAAAGTCCTCAGTATTGATGCAGACGAAAGGGAACAGCTTAAAACATCATACGACTTTATGTTTGAAACATATAAGATCATGTCAATAGAGAAGGAAAATTCAGACGTGATCAAACTGATGTTCAAGCCCACACATTTCATCGGATACCTGCCATACCTGGAAAAATTCGATACACCCGAGCAGTTTGCAAAGTGGGTGGAAAAGTTCTTTGGAAATATGCCTGAGGCATACGCATCGCTTGTCCGTGAGCATACAACCAGCCCTTCAAGTATAAAGGCAAGAAGAGAACTTATAGAAAAATCAGTCAATGAGTTCCTCGGAAAATAATATCAATATAAAAAATATAAAAAATAATCGTCATCTTTGATCAGGTGACGATTATTTTTATTTGTCGGAACAATAAATATATTGACATATTTGGAAAAGCATGGTATAATACAAGCAGTAGGGAATACATTGGCGTTGTTTTGAAGAGTTTGGACGTATAGAGTAGGCGGTAAACCTCCCGACCATCACCACATTGGTTGGAAAGGAGGTCGAAATTCACAAACCTTTGTGGAATAACTGCAAAGGAGAGTGGAAATTATTTCTATTGATACTATTATAAATATTATCAGCTGTGTTATTACACTGGTTGATTTTATCTTTAGTCGTATAAAGAAGTAATCCGCCTAAGTACCAGTTAGGCGGATTATTAACACTTAAAATCATTAATTCGTCGGGAACTATCGTCTATCCAATGTGTTCCCTACATTTATTATTATACAGTATATACGCAAATTTGTCAAGAGAAAAGTCTGTATTTTTATAGATTTTTCTGCACAAAAAAGGAATATAAAAAAGATGCTAAAAGGATGTTTGTTTCAGACGTCCTTTTTTATTACCCAAATCTAAGCGGAAATTTTTTGGATTTTTACCAATAAAAATGTCATCATGAGTAAAAGGCTAATGTTTTTCGGAAGAAATAGACTTTATAAATTCGGAAAAATTATCAAAAACTTTCCGTTCCAACGGAGAGGTCAAAAACCTGTTTCTTTTATAGAGCGTTTCCATGCGTTCAGCACGTATCTTAGCGGAAGCCTGAGATATGTCACATATCATAGCAATGTCTTCAGCGGAATGAATGTTGCAGCCCCATAAAACGCAAGCAGGCGCCAAAATGCCAATAGCAAAGCGTTCAGCCTCATATTCATCACTTGTCGGAATAATCAAATGCCCCAGCTCATGAGCAATGGTGTAACGCTGAGCCTGATGCGTTTCAGAATCATCAACAATAATATAATGCTTGCCTTTGGAAAAAATAAGCTTTCCTCTCTGACCATGAGATAACCGCATTTCATGATCAGATAAGTCGGAATTTTTTATAATATCAACATTGTAATGATGACATATTACCGATAGCCTGGTCGGAAGAAATGATATGCCACAGTCAATAAGACAGCGCCAAGCAGCATCTCTCGCCCTGATGTAGTTACTATAATCCAAAAAGATCACCCATAACTATTATGGAAGATCATGCAGAATATATGAGCGGAAAATATAAACATCATTGCCTTAAAAAGCAATAAAACACGATGGACAAATCGATTTGTTTGTGATATAATATACTTATGAAATATAATAGGAGGTAATAAAAACAAATGGTTAGAATTATTATTTACCAATAAGGAAGATATAAAATCAGGCAAAAGATATATTACAATTAACAAAATTTTTGAAAAAACATTGAAATTGGAAAAATAATATGATAAAATAGAGGTGTAAAAATGATAACCAAAATGATTTTACAAAGCAATAATTTTAAAGCAGAATATAATGTAAATGGAGAGACATATATTATGGATTACGCTAAAGAAATTAACTTAAAAACAAAAACTTCATCTGTAATCAAGTTTTTGAATTGGTCTATTTTAGACGGAATTAAAAAAGGATATAAAGATTTTAAACTTATAATTGAAGACGATGGAATATTTTCCAATACTTGTGTTCCTATAGCAGCTTTGCTTCAATATTATAAGAACAAAGAAGATCTGACTTTTGAAGTGGTTCTTCCACTAAATGGATATATAGAACATACTCATATGAATAATCCTTTAGTTGCCAAGGATTATATACATAGTTATCAGATAAATTCACCTTTTGACATCGTATGGTTTTTTGATAGTGATGTTGAGGTTAATACTCTTGTAAATAATTATCTGTTGTGCCTTCGTCAATCAGAAATTATAGCAGATGGCGTTATCGGAAGCATTGAGTGGTGTATTAACGAAGTAATGGACAATGTGCTTCAACATTCAGGAGTAGGCTGTGGTTATATTATGGGTCAAATACATCAAAGTGCTAAAAGACTTAGTTTCTGTATATTTGATTATGGAACAGGAATATATAATTCTCTGAAAAGTTCATCGGAACATCATCCTCAAACGCCTATTGATGCAATTACAATGGCTTTACAGGAAAAAGTTACGAGAGATACAAGTATAGGACAAGGTAATGGTCTGTGGGGATTATCACAAATTATTACCAAGTCTAATGGGATTTTAAAGATAAGCTCTAACGGAGCTACATATGAGAACACAAATGGAACTATAGAAACCGCCAAACGAGGAGGTTTTAATTTAGGAAAATCCAATGGAACAACAACAGTAGATTTCCAACTGGATTATTCTAAAGATATCGATATTACTTCAGCATTAACAAATAGTTCAGGTTGTGCCTATAACAGTGTGGATTTGTGGCTTGAAAATATAGAATCAGACACGGATGAAAATATTGTAAACATAAAGATATCTGAGATGTCAGGAGGAACAGGAACACGTAAATCTGCCGAAAAGGTCAGAAATATGGTAATGAATATCGTAAATAATGATAAAAAACGAATAAATCTTGACTTTGAAGGAATAAATACGATTAGTTCATCATTTGCTGACGAACTAATAGGAAAAATAATAAAAGAAAAAGGCTTTGTTTTCTTCACACAGGCTTTTAGATTGACTAATTTAACACCTTTCTTAATTGCTATCATAAATCGCTCGGTAGAACAGCGTATGGCACAGATATACTATGATAAAGAAATGACAATAGAATAAAGTAGCAAAAAAATAGCACCTCGACTGTAAATACGGTCGAGGTGCTATAAAAGTATACGAAATGATAATTTAAATAAAAGATTTGAGATATTTTAGTTTGGCTTACCATTCGCAATCATTTTGAAAATTTCTTTTATCAATAATTTTAAATTCAACCGCACAATCTACGGCGTCGAAAAGTTTGAGTAATGTGTTGACTTGGGGTATTTCTTGGCAGGTATCTATTTTATATACTGTATTGTAACTCAATTTGGATTTTTGGCAAATTTCCTTACGTGTGATTTTGTATTTTTGTTTTTGGTGTAAGTATTTAATAAGCAAATCCAAATATATTTTAGTAGGAATATCTACGTCGCATTTAAAAACCTCTATCCCATCTTCTTCTTTTGTGATAATTTTAGTTAAGTCCTGATCGTTCATCATCTTCATTTTTATTTTTCCTCCAGTATTTTTTTGAATTTTCTATATTTATATTCAACCCCTTACAGATGGAATAAGGGGTTGAATATCTTTGATTTTTTCTTTGATTTTTAAATAATTTCGATACCTGCTGAAAGAGACACAAGGAAACAATTAGATTCGTCTAAAGGGGTGATAGTCATAGAAAAATTTCCATCGTTACTGAAACGATAATATAGAATACCGTTCACGGTTTCAGAGACGAATGATTCATACTTCCCGTTGATGAAATCTTCGGTCAAATGTCGTATCATATGGATGAGGAGAGGAGTACATTTCATCTCGGAAAACTTAAACAATGTTCTTACAAGAAATTTGTAGCCTTCATCTGACATAAGCCGTTCTTCTTCTGACTGTGTCCAATCAATGGAGAAAAGCTTTCCATCCAAATCTGCTGTAAAAAGTTTGTTCTTGGAGGATAACTTTCGTTGATAGGTGTCCTGCATAGTTCATACTTCCTTTCTTAGAATTTCAATTACATTATATACTATAATATCACTTTTTTCAAGATGCTTTTTTGAATTTCGGATAAATTACTATATTTGTTTTAAAATGTTGAAAAATTATATAATGGTTGAATAAAAGCTCTTGTGATAAATGAATTGAATTAAGACAAAATATTTATAAAAAAATAAATAAATTTTATTTTGAACATAGTTTTGCAACGGCTTAAGGCATATAACATTGCTCTATATCGTTTAGGCTATCTTGCAAAGGTAAGGATTAGAGTGGCAAAGTGCATACAACTTTGCCACTTTTATTTAATGTGGATAGTAGATTGATCATAGTACCGATACGGCTTAATAGCCTGTTTATTGTAGTAAGTCACCCACCTTATTCAGATGGGTGACTTTTGTTTATGCTATCAAAATACAATATATAGAAAGCCCTACTCTTAATTGAGTAGGGCTTTGCTTATTGCATTATGCGTTTTGAAATATATAAATTAAACTTGTCTAAATTAATTTGAAATTAATGCGACAGGAGGTTTAGTATATTTATCAAAAAAGTTTTTATCTAATAAAATCACATTATCATCGCCGACAATATGCTGGATATGCGAACTTTTAGCGCCAATAGGAACAACCACCAATACAGTTTTACCTTGTTTTTTTAATAATCTAATAGTGCTTTCAAAATCTGTGTCAGCGGATAAAAGAACAATAATATCAGCTGTTGAGGTCAACATTCCATTAGATATATTTACGTCTGTTGTTTTTTCAACGTGTTTATAAGTTGACGGATCGTTCTTATTAATCGGGGTAGCAGAGTCAATCGGTACTCGTGAAAGTTTTCCAATCACAACATCTATGTATTTGCATTGATTTAAGTTATCTAAGAATTTTTTTGTGAGAATCATATTTATCAGGATTATCGCTCCTATCGGATAATGCTGAATAATAAAACGCCTTTGAAAAATTACAGCTATAATCTTCTTGGATGACATCTCTTATCCCAAGACATAATGATTGCCAATTAAGTCTAATAGGTTTTGTATCATATAAATCAGCAATATTTTTATAAAAATTATTAGAATCTATATACATCATCATGACAGACTTTGACATAATTTGCACATCCTTACAATAAAATAACCTACGATTAGAGGACTAACCGTAGGTCGCGCATTCCTCAACATGAGGGACATCTAAATAATTCAATTTGCGTTAAATAATACAAGATATCTTGTATTTCACAATTATATTGTAGCAGATTAATTCTGATTTGTCAAGAGGTTTTGTGGAAATTTATAGAAAAATTTGATAGTATTTTTACTACTGATTTTAAACCTATTTTCCTATCTTTAATCCGATCTCTTCACAGATACCTGCTAAAATGTATGCGACCAATCCTAATGGTGGACAACATACAGTAATAATCGTTAGTATAACGGATAATCCTGCACTGTCAACGATAGGTTGTGTACTTCTTGGTGGTGGGTAACGTCTCATAAAATCAGCTCCTTTTTTGTTAAATCTGGCTTTGTTTATGTTTTGTGATTTGTATGTGTAGTGCTTGTTTATATTATACAAAATTATTTTGGGATTGTCAAGAGGTGCTTAGAAAAATAACAATAAAAAGTCCTTCTTACGGGTGAGGTAAGAAGGACTTTGGTTATGAGTTATCTGATAAGATTTTATTCAATAGGTTTTCAATACAAGTGTTATCATTAATTTATGTTCATAAATATATCTTGTTTGTATTACTTTATTATTTTTCCGCATCGTTACGTGTAATTTGATAGTACTTTAATATTTCCAAAATTTGTTTATCGGTACAAAGAATATCTTCTTTTTTAAATTTGTTTAATGCAATAATTTCTTTTGCCTTTTCCAATTTGGTAGAGGATAAGGCATTGAATTTTTCCCACCATTCATTTGCCAAATCGCAATCATGTTCTGTAATAGTTGTATATCGATCAGAAAGTTGATTACGTAAATTAGCATCATAAATTCGTCTATAGATGATAAACGTTTCTGGCATCCATAGAATTTTCATAAATTCATTAACATCTTTACCGAATGCTTCTTCAAAAAAAGATACACCTTTACCTATTTTCCCCTTAGTAGAATTTAACACGGCTTGTATAGCCCTAATGAATTTTCTATTCCAATATTTTCCAATATAGTCTCTATTATCAAAAAAATCAGGATCATCAATTGGATGGTACTTCATAGGAAAAGAGTAGATTGTGACTCCTAATTCTTCACACAAATCAACATTTATTCGCATGCGATAATATAGTTCTTCAGGTCTATCAGTAAAGTTATATAACAAGTAATTTGACAAATCTTTTATTCCATAATGAGCAGCTTTTTTTATTGCTTTTATATAAATATCTTTTTGTTCATAGTGGTCAAAGGCTATTCTTAATGGACGAATGTTGATTTCTGCCAACTTTGCCATTTTCTTGTCCGTAACTAAACGGGCATCAACTCCTTGATTAAAATCAATATATCTCATTCTACTTCCTGGGTTAAAAAAAGTATTATAATATAATTTAGCTATGTCATCAAATTCAAGTATATTTTTTACAGTCGCTGTTTCTGGGTATAATAATCCTAACTTTTCACGCTGAATATAAAATTCTCCAGCTTCTTTTTTAGTTAATTTTTCAGCTATACTGTCATAAATTGAAATTATTTTTTTAAAATAACCTCTGAGATTGTATTTTCCTTTAATGTTTTTTATGGCAATTTCATATTCATTTGAAGGTTTATATTTTGCACCTTTTTCGAATCCACATGCTTTAATTTCATCAATAATTTGATCAAAACATTTAGAGGCAAAGACATTATTATCCATCAAAAGTAAATTTTTTTTAGCTCCAAATTTTTCATCAACATATTTAATTTGATGTTTAATACTAATAAATTGCTTATAATTAGGTTCAAGCGTTGACACTGCACAAAAAGCACAATTTCTTGGACAGCCACGGGTCATGTAACCAAAATAAGCATTATCAGCAGGATATTTATAATCAATTTCCTCTAAAATAGAATAGTCTAATGGCAATTCGTCAATGATTGTGGTATCGTCTTTGTCTATATCTCCAGGTTTGTCAAGTAATCCCTCATGCGGGTGAATACCTGTATCTTTATAAAGTCGTTCGGGTAGAATTGTTGAAGCAATACCACCTACAAGTATACGTCCTTCTGGTTTACAAAATTTTTTGGCATTATTTATGGTATCAATCGTTTGTTTCCAATAGAAAGTAAATAAAGTTGTAATGCCTACTATATCAAATTTTGGAATATCATTTTTTACAAATCTTTGACGATACATTTTAATAAGTTCTTCTTTTTCGCTATTTCGAAAATTAGGTATCATATCAAGATAAGTGTATTTACCTGTTTTAATATAGTCAATGAATTTAGGAAAATACTTACCGAGTGCAGGTTCTTGAATTTCATTATAAAATTCTTCACTTAACAGACGTGCCGCAAATACTTTTAAGTCCCCCTTAAAGAAACGTACATCATCTCCCTTTCCTCTAAAATACGTTGCTATTTTCATAAGTCCCATAGGAGGGTATTTGTTTTTATAGTTAGGTTCTATCAATAAAATTTTGCGACTCATTTAAATTCTTCCTCTATTTTGGTAATAAGTATTTCTGCATTTTTTTCATCAATATTATTTTTTATTATATTAAAAATTTTCCCTATAAGTTTTCTTTCGCTTTTATTGCATCGAGATAACTTATCTGTTCTGTGATTTGATTTTTTAACAGATATATCATCGGTTCGAGAGTTTATAATAACTGTATTATTTTTTTCTGCCTTATGTTCATCTTCTATGCGGTTAATAACACATCGAAGAACTTCATTTGCCTCGCTATTATCACTTTGTTTAATTTTATCAATTTTTTTCTGTTTCTTCTCAGCTTCTAAGTACGCTTTTTTTATTTCTTCTGTCGCTTTTGTTATATCGTCTGCATCAATATAATCATTGTTATTTATTTTTTCTTGGTGTTTTGTTATCTTTTTTTCATAATCATCAATTTTTTCGAACGAGCTATTAATTTCCGAACCCCCACAATATATTTTATATAATGCGTCGTTAAAATATTTACGCATTTCTTTCTCGAACCATACACGCATTGCATTTTCATTGAAATAATCACGTTGAGAGTTTGGTATCAAATCTTTTGAAACTGCAAAAACTTCACCTATAAAATAATGCTGTCCTCTATCTTCTCTAAATAATTTTTGTAAAGCATCTTCGTTTCCAATTTGAATATTCTCTTTTCTTAGGCGTAATCCACGCATTTCATATTCTTTTGAAATAATGGCTTTAAATTTGGATAAACCAAACCATAACCACATAATCAGATCGCCGTTTTCATTACGAAAATCTTTAAATTTGACACCATATATTGAATCATCTCCCTTACTTGTTTTAAAATAGGTTTGATAATTCTTGAAAACATCTTCGCCATTTAGCTTAATGTTATACTCATCAAGCCTATATCCAAGTTCTTTGGCGTGTTTATATATTTCATTTTGATAAATAAAAGTATTTTTATATGGAACTGGAGCAGTAAATGAGAGATAATTCATTACTTGAGAAAAATCTAGCAAATCCGTATTTTCATCGTTTACATCAATAAGTTTTACTTTAAACCAGTGATCGTTTTCTATCCCACTTATTGTTTTATAGCTAAAGTCATATATTTCATGTAGCACTTCATTTGCAGTGATTCTTTTACCATTAATATTTCCAGTGAGTAAATTACGCATTTTCTGTGCATTGCATCTCATTTCGGAAATAATATTTTCACCCTTAGCAGTCGAAGTAAATACAAGTTCACGGCAATATGCAAGACCACATAATCTACCTATACCACGAAAGCCTTTATCTTTACTAATTTGTTTTTTGGAGTCAGCGATATTAGCAAGTGTAGATTCAAATTCGGATTGTTTAATACCGGTTGCATTATCTTCAATAGAAATCGTTCTATCCTCTTCTGAAAGCCATATTTCAATTTTGCCATTTTTAATCGAGGGTAAGACACCAAGAGCCACAGCCTTATCAATTTGGTCACAAGCATTTTGTATGTATTCTCTATAACTAACTTTCGAATCTTTGTACATGCCCGTGGTAAGATTTTCAAGAATATTGGCGCCAAAAATATAATCGGTCATTATAAGCATCCCCTTCATTATTTAAATTGTTTGTATATAGGTTTGGGAAACTTTATTTTAAGCAGAGATCGGAAAATTGGATTTTGAATTAAATAATCACCTTGATTAAGTCTTGTGAGCATATTTTTGTATGTCGATGGCAAACTACTATAATCTTTAGTCGACGTTTCAATAGAATTAGTTCTTCCGTAAGCATGTGTTGAGCAATTGCCAGTTACACGTTGATGAATATTGGAACGGAACTGTTCGGCGCCAAAAAGTATCACTCCAAGCGAACGTCCACGTTCAGTAACATCAAGAATTTCACGAAGAATAGGAGATGATTTGGGAGTATCTTTTGAAGCGTATTTATTTAATTCATCAATAAATATTATAATTTTTGATGGAGGGTTTACTCCAATTTCACCATCGTATTCACCAAGTTTAAGATTATAAATTGTTCTAACCGCATCTCCAAAAACAAATGCTTGTTTATCCTCAGGTAACTTTGCAATATCTATTACACAAATCGCATTTGAAGTAATGTGTTTAAGTTCATCTGCTAGTCTACATTCGCTTTTATTATTATTTGGTCTATTTGCAAACATATCATCATTTTTAGTGGCTTTATTGATAATACGTTTAAATTTGCGCCAGCTCAAAACTGATATTTCATTAGAAGTACGTATTCCTTTTGCAATAGGTTGCGAGCGCTGAGATAGCTCATCAATTTTATCTCTAAACTCATTCCAAGTAGAAATTCCGCTAAAATCTGGATCAGTTGAATCAATTATTTTACTAATAATAGCCTCCATTGTCTGTTGTGGATCGTCAATATCAGCAAAAAGCATTTCTAAACTTTCTTTGTCGTCTTCGTATGAATACTTAAATTTTCTTAGTTTATCTTCAGAAATGTATTCGTCAACTTCATCTTTGGATAGATAAGTTGATTGTTTTGCTGACATATTACTTGCATATGGGATATAATATTTTACTTTTTTAAATGGAGAAGCAGATAAGCCGAGCTTATTGTATTCATCAAATACTCGTGAACGTTCATCTTCTCCTTCAGATTCAAAATCATTTTCACAATCTATTGCCATTAAGTCCTTGCCTTTGACGTTAAAAATAACAAACGCTACATTATCTTCATCATTAGAATGTTGTGTTAAATAATGCTCCTGAATTGATTTCATAAGAAACATAGCATATGAGGTTTTAGAGGCTAAACCAGAAATACCAGAGATATTAAGATGTGCGCCTTCGGGACCCAAAATAAATTTTGAATTTAGATTTACAGACAAAGTTATTTCATCTTCTGTGTCTTCATACATTTTAAGAGAGCCACATACCAATGGATTTTGAATTTTATCTAATCCAAGAGCAATTGTGATTTCTTCTGGTGTTGCTAAATAAACAGGAGCGCTGCTGTGAACAGGTGTATATAAATTTTTATCGTTATATGTTATTGATGCTTCAACATAATTCATTCCAATTCGTAATGTTGGCGACTCAATTTCAACATTACCAAAATCACTTGATATATAACTTGTTAAAAAACTTTGTGCATCAGTAATATGTGAGATATTTTCAATCACTCCATATGAAAAAGAATTATCAATATGACCAATTTTTACAATATCAAAGGCGTGAAGTTTTAATTCAGAATTTGTCCAAAATATAAATTTATCCATTGTCGTTGGATTCTTTTCGGTAGCTATAACTCTACCTATAAGTTTATTTTCCATATTTTCCTCCTAAAATAAGTGCAAAAAACTTTCTGTACTTAAATATTTTGATTTTATATATGATTCCGTAAGGAAGATGGGATAAATATGATTAGCCCACCTTAAATCAGAACCGTAACAAACTGGATTGCGTTCATTAATTATAAGAGAGCTTAGTATGTCTACTAATGTACTGTCTATGCCGTATTCAATTTCTTCGTGTGTGACTAACATTTTTTCAACTTTTACTATTCCATCAAAAGGCGTACGTGTTCTTGATTTATCTCTTAATCTGACGTACCAAACAGCAAATTGAACATCTCCAAACAGTTCAAATTTTTCATAATAGGCAACAGGCGTTCTGCTGTATAAAGGTAAATCTGCTATAAATCCAGGATTTGGTTTGCCATTTATATCAACACATATTTCAGGATTAAAGTTCTTAGAAACACCTATTACGTAATTATAATTATTTTTAAACAATTGACTTTTTCTTTTATCATTTCGTATTTCTTTTGATGGTTTATATTCAAGTGAACCATCTTTAACTAAATAATTATGGTGATTAAGTAGACCATCCCGAACAAGTTCTGCAACCATTTCTTTTTCACACTGGCACATTCTGTCTTGTATGCAAGCTGTACCTCTATCTTCAAATTTTTCATCGTTGTTTTTAGAAATTTTATATGGAATAATGTTTGAAATATTTATGCCTATGCTGTTAAGAACGGGAATTTGATTTAATTTTATGGTCATAGCTTCAAAAAATCCAGCTTTACCATCGGCATTAGCGATTTCAGGAACGGATAGTACAATTTCATTACGGAATCTTTCGGGTCTTATAATTCGATCTATTCTTTTGCAACATCCCACTCCGATTTGACCTGCAATCACTGGATAAATTACATTTCTGCTGCCAGATTTAACATAAGCAATGTCATCAACCTTATAAACATGACGAGAACCGTCCAAAAAGTATGTGAGCCATTGTTCTTGACGTTTAGCTATGTCTATGCTTTGGAGTTCAAGAGGAATATACGTTTTGTATGGGCGTGTTTCGCCTTTCCTTTTCCAAACCATGTCATTTTCGCCGTAATCAATAAAAGGTCTTTCAGTATTATCCAGACTATATTTGTGTGCCTTATAACTTTTCCCACCTGTTTCATTCGCTAAAAATTTCATTATTCTATCTGTCATTTTTTAAATTCCTTTTTAATATGATTATTAATTTGCGAATAATAATTTACAATTGTATAATAGTTTGCATAATTACTTTAATACTTATCCGTGGAAATATTCGGAACATTTCTTTTTTTACTTCTCGCCGCAATTTCGACGATTTCAGGTTCGGCATTATCTTCAGCAAATTTAGACGAAACTATTTCTTCGCACCTTCCGATAATGCGTTGCTGTTCATTAGGAGACAGTTTGCGGAAAGAATCGATTAATTCTTGCTCAATGGGGGAAAGTCGGGTGTTTTCTGAGCCATAAGCAAGATAATCAAGTGAAACATTCAAAAACTCAGATGCTCTAACAACATTCTGAAACTTAATATCTTGATTCTTGACTTTCCATTTACCAATAGATGTTTCAGAAACTTCAATTCCTGCTGCAAGTTGCTTTTGATTTAAACCTTGCTTTTCAGCTTCGTTAATAATTCTTTCACCAATATTCACAAAAATCACTTCCAGTCTTTGGCTAAATAAACAAAATAACTTTTATTCTATTGACAATAAACTTTGGTTGATTTATAATATAACCATACCAAGAAATTACATAAAAGAAAAAATCTTAGTATTACATTATAGCACATATTACGAGAAATGTCAAATTTAGAGTTCACTGCTTCAAAAGTTTCATAACAAAGAAAATCCCTATTACATCAACATAAATGCAATAGGGAAGCGGTAAAAGAATTTGATAATTGCTTGTATATGAGGAGGGAGAACCGTATGAAGCTTATATATCCTTAATAATCTGTTTTACCAAACCGACAATAGAAAGTCGGAGAATATCAGAACCAACAAAATAGCGTGGAGGGTACATAGGATTGATACTGATAAGCTCAACAGAGTTCTTGTCATAGACAACCTTTTTTACAACGCCGTCTTCATTATCAATCAAAACTACTGCTATTTGTCCGCTGTCAACGCTGGATTGTTTTCTGACAACTATTATATCACCATCTTCAATTTTAGGATACATACTATCGCCAGTTACCTTAATGCAAAGAGTGTCAGCTGCATCAGCCGAGTTCTTAATGAATAAGGGGATATAATCAACAATATCAGAGCAAGCATAAGCTCCAAATCCTGCGGATACACTTTCATAAACAGGTATCATATATACCTTATCATTTGGAAGTGATTCTATGTTAGATGGGATAGAATTATCGGTATCCTCATTATCATTAAGCAGGTAATCAGTTGATACATTAAAGAATTGGGCTATCTCTGAGATGTGTTTCTTGTATGAAGATGATTTTCCAGCTTTCCAACCTGAGAATGTGCTTTTCTCTAAGTTGAGATAATCCATTAAATCTTTCTGCTTTAAATTGTTTTTATCCAAAAGAGAAATAATTTTATCTAAAGTTGACACAATTTCAGCTCCTTATTTGTGTATTGTTACAATGTTGGGATAAATTCAACTTTATATCTTGACAATAGGATATTTATCAACTATAATAGAAGCATAAGGTCGAAGTTAACATATATCCAACTAAATCAAGTATAACACATATATCTTGACTTGTCAATAGTTGGCATTATTTTTACTTAAAATCGAGGAAGGAGAAATTAAAAATGAGAATAACCGCTGGATTTCTGTAGAAGTCTATAAATAACAACAAAAAATCTTCCTCTTGGTGAAACCTGTCACGAACGGAGTTACAGTCTCCCCTTCATGGGAGTGAATTGAAATAATGAAACCTGTCACGAATCAAAAAACCTACTAAAGAATTTGATCTGACCAAATATACTGGGTAGCTCGAAAGCGTGTTCTTCATCTCTTATCGAATAGGAAGTGAACGATAGTGTTCACAAACCTGTTCTCTAACGCCGAAGCGTACTCGTGTATATGCGTTGACATGAACGCAGTACCAAGGAGACCAAGTTTTAGCCATTAAGCATCACCCCATAATTCAGTCTGTGACAGGCTTCACTAAGAGGAAGAAAAATAAAACCAGAAAGGAACAATTCCAATGTGATACTTAGTTATATATTATACGATATCTGAATCGCGCTAAATCGACTTGATTTATTATCTGCATTGCAGTATAATAGATATAGTAGATAATCTGATACATAATCAAATTTCAACTCACACACCCCACATGGGGTGCGACAATCAAAACCTCTATACAAATCCCCTCCTCTGTAGGTAGTCAAACTGCCGTAAGTAATACGGGGAAAAGGGGTGTATGGGTCTTCCAATTACTTTTGATTATATCAGATTATCTACGAAAAATCAAGAAAATAGTGCGGTTTGATAGAAAAATTGTCAGACCGCACTATTTTTATTGTATTATTTGTGAACTGTGTCGGAAATAGGAGGTAATTAAAATGTTAAAAAATTATACGTCTACAACACGAGTAAGAATGATTACTCTTATTGAGGTAAAATCTAAAGTGGGAGGAAAGTCAAGTAACAATTTATCTAAGGAACCGCTTAGAGAAGTTGTTGAATATTTCACTACAGACGGACGTTTGGTTGCCCATATTGATCCATATGAGAATGAGATAAATTCTATGCCTTGTGGATCAAATTACATTGTTCAAGATTATTAAATCAGAGAGGTTTGTTAATATGAGCAAAAATTTAACAATACATATTAAAACAAAAGTCAATGAAAAGGAGTTCTATCGTTTGGTAGAACAGGGGATAGCCGATGGGGTGATTAAAAGCGATACTCATCTCACCTGTGACAATTTTGAATGGGCTACATCCAGTTTGAATGAAGATACTATACTTTTAACGCCTGTTAGACTGAGAATCTAATATGAATTTCTTGACATTAAACTTAAATGCTTCTTTATAAAAATCTTCCCACGATTTAAACTTTGAAGGAATGACTTTTTCTAATTCAGCAATCTCATCGTCTGTTAAATTATCGATGTGAGATATATCAATATTAGCTTTGGCGAATAATGCTTCAATTGATATAGAATGAATACTTTTCATAAAATCATTCGTAAACCAATTTCTTTTTGATGTTTTGTTTAATTTAGCTTGGTATTCTGCTGATTCCTTTTGGATTTTCTTTTCAATAGCTTTGAGCTGGGAAGCGATACTATTGTTCATAATAACAACTCCTTATTTTACATTATAATTATGTTAAGACTTAGACCTCGGCACAAGCTTAATCTCCAGGTCGCAGTCCAAAGCATCGGCAATGAGAAGCATTTTGTCAAGAGAAATGTTATCACGATTAAGTGATTGACTGATTGCATTTTTGGATAACCCCAGCTTTTCAACAATGTCTTTCTGTTTAAGATTATTTCTTAATAAATATTCTTTTACTTGTAAAGAAAATTGATTCATACATGCTCATGCTCCTTTCGGTATAGGAATATTTAACAAAATAAGATAGAAAAAATTGTACAATAATATACCACAAATATATTGACAAGTTCCCTAATATGTGGTATTATTATACCAAGGTCAACCAATAAAGTAAAATAAAACCTTAGTTTTATATCATAACATATGTTCTTGAATTTGTCAAGAGCGGTCAAAAACATATGTTATGATATAAGCAAAAATTCAAAGGAGGAAGTACATATGGCAAAGAAAAAAATTGACCCAAATGTTATTGAAATAGACGGTGTGTCTTATACTTTATCTGAGCGGTCAAGGGATAAATCAGAAGTTATTTCGATACCATATTCCATTGAAACATACGTAGAAAAGATATTGTCGGGGAAAATTAGTCGAGATGTTCTTATTCAAAGAACCAATGATCAGTGGACTAACAAACAAAGGTCTACTCTCATTGAAACAATTTTACATAATCGTCCGATAGGAATGTTTGCTGTTGCATCTGGACGCTCCGAAAGTAAAAGTTATACTGTGTTATCACTTTTGGAAGGATTACAAAGAAGTACAGCAATCGTTGATTACAAACAAGATAAATTTGCTCTTAATAAAAAAGCAAAACCTATATCTTGTATTTTTACAAATGGAGATGGTAAAACAGTGGAAAAGAATTTTGAAATAGCTGGAAAAAAATATTCTCAGCTTCCGATTGTAATTCAAATGTTTTTTAATGACTATAGGCTTGAAGTTCATAGATATTGTAATTTTTCAGATGATGAACTTGATGAAATAGTATTTTGTCTTAATAATGGCAAATCTCCTACAGTTTATCAGAAACTTAGATTTGCCCTTGGCTCAGCCATAATGAGACATTTACAGCCTATGTGCGATAGTACATTGTGGGATAGCGTTAAAGGATGTACTGCTAAGAAAGACAGTATTCTTGGCTGCATAGTCAGAACGTTGATGATGATGACTTTTTATAATTATAAAATTCTTAATTCTACTTCAATGATGAAATTTGCAGATGATGATTTTGATGATTATGTAGACGATTCTGTCCTTGCAAATCTTGCAACTCTTATAGAAGAATTTTCTGAAGTTAAAGCAGCTCTTTCAGATAAAGACATATCAAAATTTGATTCAATGACTGTTCCTCATTATATAATGAGTCTTGATGCTTTTAAGAAAAAGGGCAAAACAGTGAAAGAATATATAACTTTCCTTAATAAATTTTGGAATAGTGAAAACTTTAAATTGTTTGTTTTAAGCTGTAAGCCAAGTGATAAACCAGCTAAGGAGGGTGGAAATTCACTCTATTCTGCTGAAATGGTAGGAGACAGACAGTATGTTATTGATGATTATATGGACGAATATCTTGATGAATGTAAAGAAAATAATATAACTATGAATGAAGGTGAAATAAATGGCAAGGAAATCAACTCAGACGAAGATAGAGAAGCAGGCGATGTTGACTGCGGAAATAATGGAAATGAAACAGACTTTATCTCAGACGTGCTTGACACTGAAATTGTGTCAGACGATAGCGGAGCTTGCGACTCGCCAAGTGGAGTTGAACCCAAAATCAATGAAGGCGGAAACGTCCTACAGGGAGGTGAGCAAGGCGCTCGGTCAGCCTGATAGAACCGCAAAGAATTGTAAGTGTGTTTTGTCTTGTTATGACAAACTTATCAAGAGTGAGATAAATGATAAGTGTGTCAATAAGGTTTTGGCAGAAAACTCCACATCTCAGGCAGTTAGAGTTGTCTCTGCGCTAAATTACTGTAGCGATGAGGACAAAATATTATATCTCAATGACAACATAACATCAACAGGGCTTTATAAGCGAAAAGGTAATATTGTTATCGTAGGCAATAAAACAGCAGATACTATGTTGGATAGAGTTAGACGAATGAAAGATGACTCGGAAGAACCACTTACGTTTGCGATGATAACAAGTATGTTTAAGACCGAAACTAATAATTATCTTGAATCATTGAACGATTATATCGAAATGGTGGATAGAGTGCCTGATAGGCAATATACCAAAGAGGAGGCTATTGCAGATATTACACTCACTTTGAGTAAAGTAATAGACACGGTAACTTCTTTTAAGAAAGCAATCATAGATAAATCTAATATAATGGAGGAATAAAATTATGGAAATCAATGTACAGCCCAGTTGGACAACAAGAATAATAAACTCATCTCAGCTTAAAAGTAAACAACCATATCAGCGTAAAATTGATATGAAATTCATTGCTAAATGTGTTAAGGAATTTAATCCCAATAAAATTGACCCTGTACACGTTTCTTATCGGGATGGTAAGTATTATGTTATTGACGGACAGCATACGATAATTATTCTTGAAACTGTTAATGAGAATAAGCCTGTTGATATACAGTGCATCGTACATAAGGGAATGACCTATACCGATGAAGCTGATTATTATGTTGACCAGTATGAGAAGAAACATAGGCATACATTTAATGAGATGACACTTGCATCTTACGAAGCAGGCAGAAAGCTTCCTTGTGAACTTGCATTAGAAGTTTCTCGTGTTGGTGGAAGACTTCCTTATGATAAAAAGACGACTACCGGAATGAGAATCAATGCTGTTAAAAAGGTGGAAATGCTATATAAGAAGGATTCTGATGATACTATTCTTGCCATAAAGTGTCTTGTTGAAGCTTATAACGGCAGAGAATCCAGTTTGCAGGGCGATATTATCGCTGGAACAACAGAGTTTCTCAAACTCTATGGAAATAATATCGTTACATCAAGACTTGTCAATGCTCTTGCAAAATACACTCCTCAGACACTTACAAACACAGCTAAGAACCTCAAAATGTCTTATCCTATCAACTGGACGGAAACTCTTAGGGATAAGTATAATGAGATGTCTAAAAGAGGTAAAATAAAGCCGATATACAGCGTTTGATTACATACTTTGATACGGAGGGAAAATCACTATGAACGCAGCGATAGCCTATAACAACGGAACAGCCAATATTATTGATATATCATCTCGAAAAAATAGGCGTAAAGTAGCACATAGACAAGTTGTTGTTACCGATGTAGAAGCACCCACCAAACATTCTGCGGACGCATTTATGTACGAGAACGATATCAACGCTGTTATCCGTCAGTGTTTTGAAGAAAAAGCATACCATAAAGCAGCAATGTTTGTTTTCGGAATAAATACAGGCTATCGTTGTGGCGACATTCTTTCATTCAGAGTGAAAGATGTGACAGATGAGAAAGGAAACATTCTTGATATTAAGTATATCGCTGAACAGAAGACAGATAAAGCAAGACCTGTGTATTTTAATAAAGCAGTAAAGACTGTTCTCAAGTACCTTATTGATCGTAAGGGATTAACTTCTGAAAATTATCTTTTTAGAGGTGATGGAAACCGTAGAACATATTTCGATGAATTTATATATGATGAATACGGAGAAATCGCAGATGTAATCACAACAGGGGAGAGGTACGATGAAAAAGGAAGTGAGAGGGAAATTGCCCCTATGACTGTATCATCAATCGGCAGATGGCTTAAAGCAATAACTCAAAAGCTTGGCATCGTGGGGCATTATTCGTCTCATGCTATGCGGAAAACTTTTTGCGAGTTTATATCACGAGGCTGGGAGGACGATAGAAATGCAGCAGTTGCTTCTATAGCCGTAGCTCACGCCGACCTTAATACAACATTAAAATATTATATGACAGTAAACCCTTTGAAGCTTCGTCAGAAATGGCTTGACCTCAACCTTGGATTGGAAGAATTTGAAAGATTATCTGGATATAAGATTTGAAAGGAATGATTTAAATGACCATTAAAGAATTTAGAGCATTATCTCGAAAAAGAAAAAATTATGAACTCATACCTGTGAGCCAGATCAGAATGATATCTGATATTCATACCAAGAATGATTCTTCAACAATCTTTGGATTGCAGAAATCAGTTAAAAATCTCCTTGTTATCGTCCATAAGAATGATAACGGTACATATAACCTTATAACCGGATGGAAGGATTATACCATAGCCGTGAGAGACGGTATAAAAGAAGTCAAGGCTGTTTTGGTGGAAGAAACAAACCGAGAAGAATTTCTTCATAGGCTCTCAGCTACAGCAGATTGGTTGAGTGTTGATGAAATATCAGTTCCTAAAATCTTTGAAGTTAGTCCACCTAAAAAAGAAAAAATTGACAAGTGTATTGAGCAGATAAAGACAGCTGTTGAGAAATATACATTGTCGGATTATCTCGATGGGAAACCAATTAAGGTAAATAAAGATAATGTTCTGCAAGATGGATATACGAGATATATAGCTCTTAAAACTATCGGATATAAAGGCAAATTTCCAGTAATAAGAAAGGATCGATAATGGTGTTACAGATAGGAAAATACAAGGTCAGCGATGACCTCAAGACAAAGCAGAAGGAAAATCCTATGCTTGCAAAAGATGTTGCTATGGCTCTTTATGCACATATAAAAGGTATGTGGGCTGAAAATGTTTCTAAGCATTACGATGAAGTAAAAAAAGGCGAGAGAGTAACAGCTATATTTCCCACCGTTTGCGGAAATATCGTTATTGACACTCTCGCAGATCGTACACAGACAACAATATCATTGGCTTAAAGCCTGATTGGAGGAATTTGAAATGAATATATATGATGAGATGCTCAACAAATATGCCCAGTTTATTGGTTATAATGGTAAAGTAAAGGCAGACGAAAAGTATCTTCGAGATGAAGTAGAAAAGCTGTCAAGTATTATGATAGCTGAGAATACACTCTCTGAAATTAAATCAAGAAATACAGAAAAATACGGAAGAACTATCTTCCTTGGCTATAATGAAAGTTGTGCTTATAAGACCGAGGGATTAACTCGAAGGGGAACAGATTGGGATTCAATGATAATAGAACAGTTTTATAAGTATAAGGAAGAGAAGCCTTGCATCTGCTTTATAATTGACCTTAGAGATAATACATACAGGGAAATAACTATTGACGAAGTAGCAGATATTCTGTGCTTGAAGTAATGGAGGTCTAAAATGAAAATATACAATCTTCCTTATGATTTTACCAAACGTACCTTAATGTCAAATGAACTTTTTATAATGACTATGGAAAATGGCGGTTATCATCAAAACCCATGTAAATATTGGGTGGAACAATATGTTCGTGATTTTGATAAGATAAAATTAAAGCCCTTCATTGTATGTCATCGTGGCGGTAAATATTATATAGTTGATGATGTGGAAATGAAAGCAGCACTCGATAAGATTTATGATGAAAATCCATATCCTGTCGAATGTTATGTTTGCAATGTTGACTCATATGGAGATGAAGTGGAGTTATTTATTGCATTAAAGGAGTATGAACACAATCTTGCGACAAATAAAGCTAAAAATATGTTGAGAGGAATGCAGAATGGATATCAGAAAGTTTCTCGCAATGCTAACGGATAATGGTTTTACATTTTTCAGAAACGGTAACGGAAGCCATCAAATATGGATAAATGCCAATGGGAATGTTTTCTCGTTCCCTTATGGCAAGTCCGTATATAAGGGAATAGTGTGGCAATTTAAGCGAAAGTTTTGTAAATGATATGAAAGGATCGATAAAAATGAATACAGAAGACATAAAAAATCAGTTGTCCCAATATTTTAAAAACGGAAAAATTGAATTTCTCACATTTATAGATGGTAAAAAAGTCAAACGCATTTATACAAATATAAAAAATATCGATACCGACACCAGCGAAGAAACTCATCTCAATATCACACCTCACAAAGAGAAGGTGGAATTTGAATTGATGAAAGGTAATAATATAGTATATATTATAGAAGATACATATGATAATATCCTTGGAATAGCCTTTACACAGTGGTTCAAGCCAATTTTAAGAAATATTGTCAAAGATAAATACGAACTGGAAGGGGAGATAAGATCCGATGAATTAACAGGAACAGATTATTGTCAAGTCAGAGAAGACGGAATATTGCTTTTTAACAATCTCTCTGAAATGATAGAATTTGCAATTTAGACACAAAATATAGTATAAATAAAAATATGTAAATGATAAAATATAGATAATAAAACGAGGAACAACGGAATTACTGCTAATCTGAATGAAAGGAGAAAATAAAAAATGATTGCTAATAGCTCAACTAATTTTAGACATTATGATAATAAGTATCATTCAACTGTGATGGAATATCACCGTGGCGATATTGTCTGGGTTGATTTTGGAGATACGGTCGGCTCAGAACAAGGTGATATCCGTCCAGCCGTAATAATACAAAATGAAGTAGGAAATAAACACTCACCATGCCTTATAGTGGCTATCATGACCAGTAAGGAGAAAAAGCCAATGGTAACACACGTAAGTATAAACCCATCTGTAGAGACAGGATTAACAAAGCCTACTACTGTAATGACGGAGCAGATAAGAACTATTGATAAGAGCCGAGTTCTGAGCTGGGCAGGAAAGCTTGGGGAAAGAATGATGACTTGTATCGATAGAGCCATCGCTGCAAGCTTTGGTCTGGAAAATAATTCTGCGTATTCTGTATAATTTATCTTGACAAATCAGAAAGAAGATGATAAAATTGATTTAGTGAATATAGAAAGGACGATTATATGGTACCATACTTTGAAGAATATTGTCAGCATATTATTGAAAAGAATCCCAGTTTTGGTAATTACGCACTAAGAATATCTGCTTTGAATAAAGTAGATAAAAATATATTTGATATGTCAGCTGAGGAAATCGCCGATGTAATAGAAGCCGACAAGAAGAAAATTACTACCTTAAACGCTTTATACGGCGTTCTGTGTAATTATTATAGATGGGTAAATAAGACTTATGATTTATCCATAAAGGATAGTTTTTACGAAGTCAATAGACTTAAAAGTATAGTATCCAATATAAAAACCGAAAGCGGTAAAGATGAATACTTTGCTACTTTTTCAGAATTGAAACAGGCGTTAACTCAAGCAGAAGAGGAGTATCTTATTCTGCAAGAATCTGAATTATCCGAAAAAATGTATAAAAGTTTAGTTGTGCGACAAAAGAAATTCAATGTATTTAATGTATTTCTTTGGGAGCAACTTACAACAGATGATATGATTTCTATTACATTGTCTGATGCAAGGAATATAATCAGTACCAAACAGCTGACCGTCAATGGAAAGTCTATTGAACTTTCAGATGAGGAAATTCAGTTTATTGATGACCTGTATTCGGAAATATTAGAATTGCAGGCAGATGAGCAAAATAGCGTAAAAAGACAGTATAAAAGAAAAACAAAGAATTGGACATATGATAATTTATTTAATTCCGAAAAGAAATCAAGTTTCGTAAATTTAAAGTGGAACGCAATGGGGGCATCTATACAGGATGTGCGACTGGAAGCTCCCAATGTTAAAAAAGCAGGTATGTTCAATAAAATGTATCAGTATGAAAGAAAAAATGATTATGTCTTTTCTGGAGACATGAATAGTGCAGAAACATATGCTCGGACATTCAATACTTCAGTGACCAAAGCATATCGTATGGTGAGCGAATACAATAAGTTCAGACAGAGTATTGAGAAGGCAGAAAATTAAGAGAAATATGGAAGTGAAAATCACTTCCAATACATAAAGCAAAGCAAATAATAAAATATTTGCAAAAGCACTTGACAAGTGCAGGGTTATCGAGTATAATATATATGTAATCAAACGATAAGTAAATAATAAAATTGAGCTTTAAAATAAATATATTTGGGATTAGTATAATGAGAAGTACATCAGTCTTTGACGCTGATAATTTCGGGGCAGAGCCGAAATCCCAAACCAAATGTTAGTTTTATTCTGGTATAACCTCCATAAACGGTTTCACTGACTTCCGTATAAAAAGTCAGAAATAAGCACCATTAGTTCAATAGTAGAACAAACGACTTTTAATCGTTAGACATCGGGGGAGAACCGATATGGTGTACCACAGGGATTAATAAGTCCCAATGAATGCCTCTAATATTTTATTTAATGCTATAAGTATTTTATTTTGGGGTATTTACGATGTGTTTTTAGGTATGGTTAAGTTACCAGATTATCCATACTAAGTGTCTGAACAGCAATAACAAGTCGTATTCTGTTGGCACTAAAAATTGAATATGAAGTTTCATATTACCGAACAGCGACTTTGAGCGGATGAAAAACCTGCTAAGTGGTTTAAAATATCTCCCAATAGTCCAATCGGCAGAGACACAGAACTTAAAATTCTGACAGTGTGGATTCAAATTCCACTTGGGAGACCAAATCCGAAATTGGAGAAAACAGCAACATTAGGGTTGTTTGTAGAACAAGAGTAGGCGAGTAGTTCACGAGACGAATAGCAACTTTGTGGTTTTAGCGGATGAGGATAAACTTTAGAATGAACCACCCAAAAGCCTGTGAGGATAATCAGGCACTCATCTACTCTTATGGTGGAATTGCAAGACACGCTTGACTCAAAATCAAGTACCGAAAGGTGTAACGGTTGGAATCCGTTTGGGAGTACCAAAACAGATAAGACGATACTATGCAATATTGTGTCAATACCCATATAAATATTGATCTCGTTAAGCTTACCCTCATACAATACGCTCACTCTTTCATTTTTGCGTGAATTGCAAAGTGTTCTTCTTTCAATAGCATGTTGTCTTATCTGTTATTTTTGCGGAACGCCTGATGCTAAAGTTACAACGTGAGGCGCAAGTAACGTTTGTAACCTATGAAGCTCATCACTTCATTTCCGCACCAAAATTAATCGGAAAAGGAGGCGTTTATTGTGTTTGGACTTGGCTTTATCGTAGGTTTTCTTATCGGCGTAATTTCCCTTGCAGTTATCTCTTGCAACTATGTGGATAATGAAGAAAAAAACGATCATAGGTGGTAAAATAATGAGGGTGAAACAACTTTTGGAATGTCTGACATTTGTTCCGTGGTATCTTTTTCAGACTAAAGTATTACATAATGATGTTGATTTAGATCGCTTATATAAGAACGGATATTGTTCTGAAAAACAATATGGACTTTTGAAAGGAATAAAGATATGAGCAGTATTGTCAGAGCAGATTTTTTCAAAGAGGGCTATTCTGCTACAAATCAAAGAAATAACGAAATTGTACGTCTGATTTCAAAAGTCAATTGTACATACGAAGAAATATGGATCATAGAAGGGGAAAAAGGCATTTATCTTGAATTTCAAAGAAACTTAGAAAATTCTTATTATTATGGAGATTGAAAGGTACAATAAAAGAAATGTTTTGTGGTGGAAGGTGCAAAATGAAAATTATCAAAAAGGCTAAATGATGCGATCAAGAACGTCCTATTTCAGAAATATTGCTTGTGATGTTTAGGACAGCAAATAGAGATAGATATAAAATTATGAAAGGAAATAAGTAAATGAAAATGAATAGAAAATTGACAGATGAAGATGAAAACTCTATAAGAGAAATATTCTATAAAATTTTAGATGATGCCTTTAAAATGCTGTTTCCTCACACAGACATTATAAAAAGTGATTATATATGTGAGCTGATGGAAGCTGAAAATAATCTAATTAATCAAATTAACTCAAGTATTGCTCACGAATTATTCTTTTCTGAGCAAATGTTTGCTAATTGGTTTATGATGAATATAATAGACAATTTATTTTCTGATTCTTATAATTGTTATACTTCAGAGTTTTATGAGTCGATGCAATATTTGTATTCATATATATGTGACTTTTTCAAAGATTATTTTTCGTATAGCCAAATTATAAAGATTTATAATATTAACAATTAATCAGCTCTAAGCTGTTTATATAGATTGCATCTTAATTCCGTCTGAAAGGGCGTTTAAATAGATATTTTTATTTTGTAAAAGGAGTGGTTAAAATGGCTGAGACAAAGCCAATTAAGGTATTTATTTCGCAGGTAACGAGGGATAAGACAGAGGAAGAAATTCTTACAGAAAGAAATCTTGCTATTGATAAGGTCAAGAAAATTTTCCATAACAGAGAAGTTAAAATTATCGATGTTAAAATTATTGATAGTTATTTTGTGGGCTATAACCCAACAGGCGGTAGCATTCCTCTAAAGTATCTTTCCAAGGCGATTGAACTTCTTGCAAATGCTGATGTTGCTTATTTCTGCTTTGGTTGGGATACGGCAAGAGGTTGTAAGATAGTACACCAGTGTGCTGTTGAATATGGAGTAAATAGAATTTATGCTTAATTCTAATAAAGAAGTGATTAAAATATCAAAAGATACAAAAGAAGATATTAAAAGTTTTATAAAAATTTTTATGTTTCTTGTTGTTATTCCAATTGCTATAGGTGTCATAGGTGGAAAGATTGAAGCAAACCAATCAACTAAAGCTTATAATAATGGAATTTGTTCTGAATGTGGCGGTCATTATAAATTTGTAAGTTCTTCTCACATTAGGAATAGTAGTGATGAATATTATTACTCTTGTGAAGATTGTGGCTATACAATAATGACATACATATTTTACCGAGGAGGGAATTGAGTTATGGGTTATAGGGCGAGAGACAGAACACAACTAAAACTAAACCAAGATTTTATTGAATTTTAAAATTGTAAGTAAATAATAATATGAGTGTTAAAACAATTAAATTATACATATTGAAAGGATTTTGAATTTATGGCAGAAACAACTAAGAAGAATGACGGTCTTGGTCTTCAGAAGACAGAGGGTAATTTTCAGCTTAGAGGCATTATTACAGGCACAGAAAAGGATAAGTTTTATACTGAGATGACCACCAAGACAGGTAAGCCTATGAGAATGGTTAATTTCGGTGTAGAAATTGACAAGGGCAAGACCATTTATGTTAATCTTAATGGTATGGAAAAGGAAACGGTGTGCTTTTCTAAAAAGGAAGGCGAGGGCAAGAACAAGAAGACCGTAACGGAAAAGGTAAAGTGGGCTAATAGATTTGACTTCAAGAAGGACGGCTTTAAGCCTATTGGTGTAAATGTTGGACTTGAAAAGATAGTTGATAGTACAGGTAAGGAAATCAACGACAAGAAAACCCTTTTTGAATATGATGCTTGTAAATACATAGGTGATACTGCAAAGGACGGTATGAGCGTATTTATTAAGGGTAAGAACGAATTTTCTACATATAATGACAAGCACCAGACCAAGTTTATTCCCAATCAGGTATCTCTTTGTAAGGACGTGGATTTTGAAGCTGATGACTTTAAGGTTGTGGGCAACTTTGAACAGACTATCGTGTTTATGGGTATTGATAAGAATGAAGACGGCAATTTTACAATAAATGCAAAGATTGTTGCCTTTAATTCCATTGAGGATGCTGAGTTTATTATTGACAAGTCTGATGTCAAGCTTGCTAAGACTCTCAAGACCCTCAAGCCCTATACTGCTGTAAGGGTATATGGTAATATTGTTGTTGAACACGATATTGATGAAGTTGAAGACGAAGATGACGGCTGGGGTGCAAAGAATCCTATGGAACGCATAAACAATCCTACAAAGAGAACTCTTGTAGTTATTGGTGCATACAAGGATTCCGTTGATACTGATACATATTCCGAAGAAATTATTGACAAGGCTATTGCTAAGTCAAAGGCAAGCAAGACTGCTGATAAGGATTTCGGCTCAAATGATGAAGATTGGGGAACTGTTTCTGATAAGGATATTACAGATGATGACGATGAATGGGATTAATTAACCCATAGAAATCACAAACAATGTACAATTATTCAAATTAAGGAGATAAATAATATATGGCAAGAGCAAGAATAGCTTCACAGACACAGAGCAAGCTTGGAATGATTCTTTTTGGTGAAGAGGGAACTGGTAAGTCATCACTGGCACTTCAGCTCGCATATTTTAAGAGACCTGACGGAAAACCATTTAGAGTTCTCTATATTGATAATGAGAATGGTTCTATTGATGACTTTATTGATAATCTTTCGGCTGACGGTATTGATGTAGGCAATATTTATATTGTTTATACTCAGTCTCTCGGAGAAACAAGAGATTACATTAAGAAGGTCAAGAACAGGGAAGATTTTTACGAGATTGACGAAAATGGCAATGAAACTGAAAATGTGGTTCTTGATGCAGATGGACAGCCATTCAGAGCTGATGCTATTGTAGTAGATGGCACAACAATTCTTAACCTGACTACAAAGCAGGCACTCGTGGAATTTTCAAAGAAGAGAAACGCTGTTAAGGCAAAGAAGAAGGAACTTACAGGAATTGAAAAGACTGTTACTATTGAAGGTGCTGGTCTTGAACTCAAGGATTATCAGACAGTAAACTTTAAGGGACAGGATTTAATCCTTGATCTGATGAGCTGTGGAGTTCATTATATTATTACAGCAAGAGAAACAGATGAAAAAGTTTCTGTTAAGGGCGATGATGGACAGATTACAAATGTTTGCACTGGCAAGAAAATTCCTGACGGCTTTAAGCAGATGAACTACAACGTTAAGACCGTTGTTAGAATGTATATCAACGAAGACGGTAATTTCTGTTCTTATATCAGTAAGGATAGAACGGGTGTACACGATAAGGAAACTGTCGAAGACCTTTCACTTGTGGATTGGCAGGTTGTTATTGATAGAACTAAAGATAAGAAGGAATTTTCCGTAAATAATGATTTGACAAAGGCAGTTGATGTTGAGCAAGATATTTATTCGAGGGAAGTCGAAGGTAAGCTTGGAGAGCCTGTAAATTCTACAAATGATACTGATGAGTCCGCAAGCCAGATTGAAGAGACTATTGAAAAAATTTGTGAAATTATGAAGAGTCTTAACCCTGTTGGTAAGACTAAGGCAAAGGAGGCTCTTACATCTGCCGAGCTGCCTATCAAACCTACTGAAATTAAAAAGATTACAGATATTGATGTTCTCAATCATATAATCGAAATCATTTCAAAGATTTAAGTTTGTTATTGACCTAAAGGGACAGTAGGGGAATGTTCCCTTACTGTCTTTCTTTACTAAAGGCGGTGAAAAATTGGGTAGAAAAACGAAGGCACAGGCAGAAAAAGATAAAATTGAAAAAAATATAAGATTTCAATTTACAGACTGGATTTATGCTCAGTATGAAGTTTCCTTTTTACCAAAATCCTTTTTTATTAATCTTGATAAAGTTTATAAAGGAACATATAAGAATTTAAACAAACCAGTTCCAGTTGAAGATTTATGGGATATGTGGCAAAAAAAGATGCCGTATCTCCAAAAGGTTCATGACAAAAATAAACGTTGTGGAAAAGAAATAGAAGGAATAGCACGAATTAGCTATGACCTTGCCATTATACTTTCTCGGTATGACAGTTATTTAAAATGGAAGGAAGAACAAAAACTTTCTCAGACACAGTTAAATCAAAATGAGATACATATTGATTATGATAATATTAAAGTTGTAAAAAATGTTTCAAATCAAGATTACGATAAAATTGATATTGATAGCATTTTGGACGAAATATAAGTAGGTGAGTAAATGGATTTAGTCGCAAATGTTCCCACAGAAGTTCTATTTGTGGGCTGTATTTATAAACAGCCTGATCTTTTGGTCAATTATGGTCAGTACGTTCGCAGCAAATATGATTTTTCAGATGAAGTAACACGTTTTTTTTACGATTCTGCTGAGATAATTTATAAAACAAGAAGTCAAACCTTTAATAAAACTACTGTGTCTACATATTTTTCGGAAGAACCCGATAGGTTATCAACATTTAAGAAATATGGTGGTTGGAAGACTATTGAAAGTTGGATAAAACTTGCTATTACAGATGATATTCAAAAATATCAGGAGATTATAAAAAAATACTCACTTTTACGGGAGTATCAGCGCAATGGATTTGATATTTCAAAAATTGTAGAACACAAAAAATTTGAACAGTTCACTGCATCGGATATTTATAGGCTTATTAGAGGTAAAGCAGATCGTATTCATACGGTTATTCTTACAAATCAGGAAGCTGAGATATTAAACAGTCATATTAAAGAGACGTTACTTTCTTGTATGGAAAAACCAGACTTGGGTGTTCCTTTACCATTTCCCATTTTAAATGATATTTTTCGTGGGTGTAAACTTGGCTCGACTATGGCGGTTGGTATGCTTTCTAACGCTGGTAAAACACGTTTTATGACAATGATTATAGCATATTTAACGCTTGTAAATCACGAAAGAGTGTTTGTAATGCTCAATGAAATGGGTGTCGAAGATTTACGCAAGTGCTTAGTCACAACCATTATAAACAATAAAGAGTTTCAAAAGCTTCACGGAATAAAATTAAAAAAGCCTGAAAAAGAATTGACGCTTGGACTTTATAAAAATAATAAAGGTGAATACATATATCAGGAAACTGATGATTTTGGTGAAGCAACTGAAACCACAGAAGAATACATAAAAAGAGTTTCTGCTAATTCAGAAGAATACAATAAGATAATGAAAATTGCTGAATGGATAGAAGCAGAAACCAATGAGCTAATTCTTGTAAAAGATATGGCTTCAGGATATGATGATAAAACTCTTGAATTTGAAATAAGAAAAGCAAACCTGACTCACGGCGCAAAATATTTTTTCTATGATACTTGCAAACAAGATGTTGAAGCAACAGGCGATTGGGCTGCGTTGAAAGCAACAGTTACTAAGCTGACAGATATTGCAAAGCAGCTTGAAATGTTTGGGTATTTATCAATTCAGCTTACAGATGATACGGAATTTTGTAAACCCGATGAGCTTAATTCAAATAATATCGCAAATGCAAAGCAGCTTAAACATATTGTATGGACAATGGTTCTTTTCAAAGAAATAAGTCCTAATGATTTTCATAAATATCGTTATGTTCAACACGATGAAAAATGGGGAAAGGATGTTGAATGTGAGTTACAAGCAGGAAAACGTTATTATGCTGCCAATGTGGATAAAAATAGATTTGGCTGTAAGAAAAAAGTGATTTTTGAAGTTGATCTCGACTTGAATACTTGGGTCGAGGTAGGAGAACTAAGAAGAAAGTAGGAGATATAAGTGGATATACCTGTTCTTAAAGAAAAAATATTAGAGAATGATTATGTACCTATTATACTTGAAGAACTTGGTTGCCATCATATCTCTAAAAAAACAGAGTGGTATCAATGTGCAAATCCCGATGGAGATAACAATTCTGCCATAACAATCTATCTTAATGAAGGACTTGTCACAGTTGATTATACCAGAGATATAAGTAAAAAGTCTGTTGCAGATATTTTTGATTTAGTTCAATTTTTTCAAAACTGTACATTCTACGAAGCAATATGCAAGGTTTGTAATTGGTGCAATATTGATTATTATACAGATGATTATGATGATTTACCTGAAAGTCTTAAATTTACAAAACTGATTGAAGAAATGGCATCTGGAGATTCTGATTATGATGAGATGAAACCAATCAAACCTATTTCAGAAAAAATTCTGTCGTACTACTTGCCTTTTGTAAACGACTTTTTTCTAAAGGATAACATATCATATGAAACACAGTTGCTTTTTGAAATAGGCTATGATGATTGTTCTAATAGGATCACAATTCCAGTGAGAGATGAGTTTGGCACTTTGGTTGGAGTTAAGGGCAGGTTGTTTTTGCATAATGAAGAAATGACTGAGGAAGAACAGCGTGTAAAATACTTATATCTTGAACATTGCAATCGAGCCAAAATTTTGTATGGACTATATTTATCTGAAAAATATATCAAGCAGTCGGATAGTGTTTATGTTGTTGAAGCAGAAAAGGGAGTAATGCAGCTTTGGACTATGGGAATAAAGAATTGTGTAGCAACTTGCGGAAAGAAAATTACACAATACCAAATTGATATGCTAACAAGGCTTTGTTCCCATATAATTTTCTGCTTTGATAAAGATGTTCAAAATGATGAACTTAATGACATAGCAGATAAATTTATAGACTGTATTGAAATAAGTGCTATTATTGATAGCAAGAATATTTTAGACAGTAAGGAAAGTCCTACCGATGACCCTCAAAAATTTAAAAAGCTTAATGAGAATTGTCGTAAAATAATAAGAATTGGAAGGTGATTGTGTGAATTATAAAGTTTGTGGACGAAATGATATTACTGACATAAAAGAGTGTATCTTTGAAAACAGGGGAATTACTGATATTAAAACTTATACTCATTTGACCGATGATGTTATAATACCTTATTGGAAACTCGATAATATCAATGATGCCGTAGATGTCTTTGTAAAGCATATGGAGAAACATAGCAAAATATCTATTGTTGCAGATTGCGATGTTGACGGTCAATGCAGTGCTTCTATGATTTATATGTATATTAAATCACATATTGATAAGAACGCTAATATTACATATCTTATACACTCAGGTAAACAACACGGTCTTTCAAGTGATATTGAAATTCCAGAAGGTACGGAACTTTTAATTATTCCCGATGCAGGAACGAATGACACAGAACAGTGTAAAATGCTTGCCGAAAAGGGTATTGACATTATCATCTTAGATCATCACGAGAAAGAAAAAGACAATCCATATGCAATAGTAGTAAATAATCAGTGTAGCATTAATTATAGCAATAAAGAATTGTGTGGAGCTGGAGTGGTATATAAGTTCTTACAGGCACTTGATGAATATTATTGGACTGATAATGCCGATAATTACCTCGATTTAGTAGCTCTTGCGAACATTTCGGATGTAATGGACTTACGCTCATTTGAAACAAAAAGACTGATTGACAAAGGGTTAAGCATAATAACAAATAAATGTTTTGAAGAATTTATTAACACTCAGACATTTTTGATGAAAGGCAAAGTTAATCCACATACCGTAGCTTTTTGCATAACTTCTTTAATAAACGCAATGTGTAGAGTTGGTAATAGCGAAGAAAAGGACTTGCTGTTTAGAGCATTTACGGAACAGGACGAAGAATTTGAATATAAAAAGCGAGGAGAAACAACTTCTACAACGGAAACAATATATGAAAGAGCAGTAAGACTTTGTAAAAATGCTAAATCAAGACAGGACAAACAAGTAAATAGTTTTCTTCCTAATCTTGAAAAAAAGTATTCTGCAAGTAATAATTCAGTTTTGTTTATTAAAGGCGATGATATTCCCAATGTATTCTCTGGAATTGTTGCAATGAAGCTTGCTGATAAATTCAAGAAACCTTGTCTGGTATTACGGGAATATAATATTGACGAGAACAATAAAGTTTTTCGGGGGTCTGCAAGAAATTTTGATAATAGTTATGTATTAAATTTTAAAGACCTTCTTGAAAGCACAAATAAATTTAACTGGTGTCAAGGACATCAGGGCGCATTTGGTGTTGAGATAAAGGGTGATAATGTAAAAAATGTACTTTCAGAACTTAATGTAAAATGTGAAAAAGTCGATAAGCGTTTGCCTGTTGATTTTGAAATTGATTATACAGATTTTGATGTAAGCATAATTACAGATATAACTTCTCTTGAAGATTATTATGGCACAGGAATAAAAGAACCAATGCTTATAATAAAAAATCTTGTGCTTGAAGCCAATCAAGGTTCTCTTATGGGAAAAGAAAAAAATACTTGGAAATTTACAACAGATGATTATGCGATTATAAAGTTTAAAAATCCTGTTGATGACCCTGTATTAAATTTCTTTGAAAGTTTTGAAGATACAATTACGATTGATGCTTTGTGCCAAGTCGAGGTATCTGAATATAAAGGCATAATTACTCCACAGATTACAATAAAGGATTATGAGGTGGTCAAATGAGTTATAGTTCTTTACATAATCATACAATGTACAGCCTTCTTGACGGTTACGGAACTCCTAAAGAAATGCTTGAGCAGTGTCGTAAAGTTGGAATTAAGGCTTATGCTGTAACTGAACACGGAAACGAATATAGTTGGATATACTTTGACCAGCTTTCAAAAGATTATCCAGATATTAAAATTATTTATGGTGTTGAATTGTATGAGTGTTTTAACACCTCTGTAAAAGATAAAAATAATAAATACTTCCATCTTATTGCACTTGCCAAGAATGAAAACGGCAGAAAAGCTTTGAATAAAATAATTACTAAGTCAAATCTTGAAAATTTTTATTTTAAGCCAAGAGTTCAAATATCAGATATTGCTCCCTATGCGGAAGACTTAATTATCAGTTCTGCTTGTCTTGCTTCAAAACTTGCAAGAGAATGTGATTTTAATAAGTGCGTTGAATATATTAAAGAATATAAATCAATATTTCCTCATTTCTTCCTTGAAATGCAATCGCATAAATCAAATGAACAGGCAGAATACAATAAAAAGATTCTAAAGTTGTCTGAAATAACAAATACTCCATATATTATAACAACAGATAGCCACGCAGCTACAAAAGAAGATTTATACTATCAGGCAAGGCACGTTCAAATTGCTCACGATACAGAAACGCTGTCTGAAAGTTATGAAGGCTGTTATTTACAAAGTGAAGATGAAATTTTTGAAACAATGGCATCTCAAATTGGCAAGAATAATGTTATATATGGACTTAATCAGACAAACGTTGTTGCTGAAATGATAGAAGAAGTACATATGCCTTTTCAATCTCCACAGTTACCTACATATCCGCTTCCAAAGGAATTTAATTCTAATTATGAATTTCTTTTAAACCTCATTGAAAAAGGGTGGGAAACAAGAGGATTTAATGCTCTTTCGGAAATTGAGCAAAAGAAAAGAAAAGATAGAATTGACTATGAAATGGGTATTATTCATCAAATGAATTTTGATGGCTACTTCATAATTGTATGGGACTTTATCAATTACGCAAAAACTCACGGAGTTAAGATTGGTTCAGGCAGAGGCTCTGGCGCAGGAAGTCTTGTTTGCTATACAATAGGTATTACAGACCTTGACCCTATTAAATATGGTCTGATTTTTGAGAGATTTCTTAATCCCGAAAGAATATCTATGCCTGATTTGGATATAGATGTATCTGACAGACCTACTGTAATCAATTATCTTATCAGTAAATATGGCGAAAACAGAGTATGCCAGATCATAAATTTTTCTTATATAACACCTGTTGTAGCAATTAAAGATGTTGGTAAAATACTTGGATTTAAGTACGCAGATATGGACAAGTTATCAAAACGTTTCACTTATGATACTTTTCAGGAATGTATTGAAAATAATAAGTCATATTTAGCAGAACACGAGGAATACACTGAACTTCTTGAAATTGCTGGCAAACTAAGCGGAAGAGTAAAAACCGTAAGTTGTCACGCTGGTGGTGTTGGAATAGTAGATACAGATATTAGCGACTATATGGCAATGAAGCTTGGCTCTAAGGGTGAACACGTCATTGAAGTCGATAAACGTCTTGTTGAAGAAATAGGTATTATCAAATTTGATATACTTGGTGTTCAAACCTTAACTATGGTTCAAGAAATTCAGAATGACTTAGGTTTGTCTGAATATGATATAAATATCAATAATCCAGAGTTTGAGAATAATACATTGCCTTTTGAGTTATTAGGGAAAGCATTAACTAATGGTGTGTTTCAGGTTGAGAGTGCTGGTATGAAAGACTTACTTTTACGACTTCAGGCTACCAGTATGGAAGACTTGTCAGCAGTTTTGGCATTGTATCGTCCTGATTCTATGGGTGCGTTGGAAGAGTTTATTGAATGTAAACATAATCCATCACTTGTAAAGTATATTCACCCAGATATGAAGCCTATTCTTGAAAGCACATATGGTTGTATGATATATCAGGAACAGCTCTTGGATATTGTTAGAACTTTCGGTGGCAGAAGCTATGGAGGTGCTGACCTTTTTCGCAAGGCGATCGGCAAAAAGAATGTAGAACTGGTAAAAAAAGAATCTGAAAAACTTTATCAAGAGATTATTGATAATGGTTATTCAGAAGAATTGGCTAAAACAATCAGTGACGAGCTTAAAACTAAGGGCGGTTATCTTTTTAACAAATCCCATAGTTATAGCTACGCTGTATTATGTTTTCAGACTGCTTATTTAAAGGCGAAATATCCTGTTTATTTCTTTAAGGCTTTATTCAATTTAAATAAGGATAAGTCAGGAATGATAAATAAATACATAATTGACTCTAAGCAGTTCAACGTAGAAACCCTACCACCTCATATAAATAAATCTCAGATTGACTTTTCTGTAAATGATAACAAAGTGCTTTTTGGGCTTTCTGCAATTACAGGAATAGGTGAAAAGGTAGCAAAAGAAATTATCCTTGAACGCACAGACAATGGCAAGTATAAAGGATTTGATGACCTTTTACAAAGAGTGGATTTAACAAAGGCACAAATAATAAATCTTGTTAAATCAGGAGCTATACCGACTAAAAACAAACGTCAATGTTTGATTAAATATCTTAAATCACTGTATTCGCCATTAGTTTTCAAAGAGATTTTAAAACTTCCACCTTATACAAAGCTTATTGTGGATTATGGAATTGAGATTGAACAGTATAGGAAAAGTGATAAAAAATATGATTACGATAAAGATGCCTTATTAAAGCTGGTAAATAAGATTAAACTTGACAGTTTTAATAAAGATCAAGAAACACGTTTTCAAAGATATATTGATGAGAACAATAAGTATCTCGAAGATGAGCCATTTTGGGAATTTGAGACTTTGCAGATTTTTATTCACGACAACCCTTTTAAAGATGCTTTAAAATATCTTACTGTTCAGTTTGAAGATGTTGAGGTAGGAAATGAGTGTACAATAGTTGGCGTTATTTCAAAAGTTCAGAAGAAAAAAGATAAGCATAAAAACCAATTCGCTTTTATAAATGTATATTCAACATTTGGCTTAATTGAGGGAACAGTATGGAACTCACAATTAAGACAATATGAAGATATAATTAAAAAAGGTTCACAAGTAACAATTAAATGCCGTAAAGATGATGAGGATAAAGTTATAGTAAAAGACATTAAGCCTTATTATCAATGGCTACAGGAAAGGAGTATAAAGGTTGGCAGATAAAACCCTTGAATTTAAAATTATTCCACAGCAAGAACGCTATTATAACGAAGATAGTAATTGGGGAGTATATAGCTTTACAACTGATGATGAGATTCCTGAATTTTATGAGTGCTATGATGACCCTTTTGGTGATAATCCTATCAAGAAAAAGGGTAGTTCTCTTGTTGGTAAAATGCAAAGACTGACAATCGGAATTAAATATACCGTTCAAGCAAAATGTGAGTATAATGCAAAATATAAAACATATCAATACATACCATCGTCTGTGACGACAAGCGTTCCCAAAACAGAAGAACAGCAAATCGCATATTTAAAAACACAGGTAACAGAATTGCAAGCAAAAAATATATTGGCTGTTTACCCTAATGTTGTTGACGATGTTCTTCATAATAGAGAAATCGACTACACCAAAATTAATGGTATAGGTGAAATAACTTGGAACAGAATCAAGAAAAATATTATTGATAATTATATTATTTCAGATATTTTGATTATGTTACAGCCATTAGGTGTCACATACAATGTTATAAACAAACTTATTTCAACTGAGCCAAATCCTCATTTGTTAAAGAAAAAACTTATAGAAAATCCTTATATTATGACAAAAATAAGAGGACTTGGTTTTAAAAAAGTTGATGACCTTGCGCTTAAAATCAATCCAGAAATAAAAATTTCTCAGAAACGAGTAATAGCATTTATAAAGTATTATCTTGAATATATCGGTAATAATGATGGACATACATATGTTTCCGAAAACACTTTGGATAATGCAATTAGAGATAATATAAATGAATGTTACGAAATCTACAAGATGTTTAAAGAGAAGCAAAGACAAGATGGCTTGTTTTTGCATTTTTCAGACGACAAAGTAGGCTTAAAATCTCAGTACAATGATGAAATGGCTATTTATAATATTTTAAAGTCTCTTAATGAATACAAGATTGCTTATGGAATTGATATGGTAGCAGGTATTAAAAAAGCAGAAAAAGAGCAAGGCTTTGAATATACTGAAGAGCAAAAGAAGGAGATTGAAAAGGCTTGTAATAGTCAGGTCGTATTGATTACAGGAAAAGCAGGCACTGGTAAGAGTAGTATTCTTAGAGGCTTAACTAAAATATATGAAAACTATTCGATAGCAGCTTGTGCGCTATCTGCGAAAGCTGCCGTCAGAATAACAGAAGCTACGAATTTAAGAGCAAGTACGATTCATAGGTTGCTTAAATATAGTGAAGTAGGTTTCTTTTATAATGAAGAACGTAGGCTTCCTAATGATATAATAATTCTTGATGAAGCTTCAATGGTCAATACAAAGATTTTTCTTGCCTTGGTATGTGCGATAAGAGAAGGAAGTAAAGTTATAATCGTTGGAGATGACGGTCAGTTACCGCCTATTGGCAGTGGAAATATCTTTCACGATCTGCTTAATTGCGATACTTTTACCTGTTGTAAATTAACTAAAATTCTTAGGCAAGCACAAAAATCGGGAATCATTTCAGATTCAGTCAAAATTAGAAACGGGCAAAATCCTCTTGAATCGCCAAGCTTAAAGGTTGTTACCGGTGAATTGCAAGATATGACCTATATGTTCCGTGAAAATCGGGAAGGTATGAGAGATTTAGCCATAAAGTTATTTATGAAAGCTTCTGAAAATGATGGTTACGATGAAACTATTATTCTCACACCTTGTAAGAAAGATAGAACAAACAGTTCTTTTGAAATCAATAATATCATTCAAGATATGTTAATCCCAAGTGGTACTGTACAAGAAATTAAATATGGACAGAAAGTTTTTCGTGTTGGCTCAAAGGTAATCCAAAGAGCAAACAATTATGATAAAAATGTCTTTAATGGTGAAACTGGATATATCACAGATATTATTCCAGCAGTTAAGGATAAAACTGATACTGAGGTTTTAATTGACTTTGGCGATAAGAAACTTTCATTCTCTCAGGAAGAACTTGCAAACATTGAACTTGCTTATTGCTTAACGTGTCATCTTACACAAGGCAGTGGGTTCAAGAATGTAATTATCCTGATTGATAATACCCATTATAAGTTGCTTGATAGATGTATGCTGTACACTGCCATAACCAGAGCCAAAAAGAAATGTGCCTTAATTGCAGAGCCAAGTGCTTTTCAGAGATGTTTAACTGTTAAGGCTTCGCAAAGAAATACTTGGTTAAGTTTAATATCGAAAGGAGACTCCACAAATGAATGAAATGACTAACGTATTCAAAATATTCAGTCAGCTCCAGTCAACAACTAAAAAGACCGAAAAAATTGAAATTTTAAAAGCCAATAAAAGAAACATTTTATCGTTTTAAAAGAGGAGAACTGCAAATGAATAACAATACTTCAACTACGAATTTACCACAAATGTTATGTATAAAAACAGATAAATGTTGTTTTATATCTGATTGTCTTACTGTAAATGGTTACGATTATGAGTATCATAGAACTGAAATTGATAATCTTCTGTTTGATGGCAAAAAAGCTGTAGGAGCGCATTGTAAGAATTGGTATTACATTGATAAATATCCAACACTTATTCAAAGAAAAGAACCGGGAGAGAGTATCAATAGAAGATATGAGATTAAAAACGCATCTTTGATTTCAGATAGCTTGCCAGCTGTTATTCCTTATGAAGAAGCCGAAAATTATGATAGTGATGTTGTTGATGCTTTATATTTTTATAAGTGGGATCAAGAGCCACCACATTTAAAAGAAATAATTTATGATATTCAAGTAATTTGTGAGATAGAAAATTATAATTTTCCTCCTAAAATTGAATATAAGGGTTTTCATCGTAATCACAGTAGTTATTCTGACGAGCAATATATTATTACAAATGCAAATGTTCAGCATCAAATGTTAGACAAAATAATATTTCCAGAAGTAACACTTCATGAATATCCTTGCAAATTTACATCTAAGCAAATGTACGATATTACAAGACAGTACATTATTGAACACATTGATAATTCGGTTGCAAAAATTGCGTATAATTATGATTCTTTTGTTGAAGTAAGAAAAATTATACCAATAATTGAACCTGAAACCGTTACATATACAAATATTTTTGCAAAAACTAAACGTGAAAGAAATAAGATACATACAGTTATAAAAGAATACGATGAAAAGAAAATTTTTTCTATGACACATAAAAATGAACAATATAAAGATTATCCTATTATACCCGAAATGTGTGCAAACAGCGAAACTGAATTAAAAGAAAAGGTTGATATGTGGTTAGAAAACCTAATCAAATTTATCAATGAACCTTTGTGTCAGTGTCCACAATGTAAGGGTCTTGGTTATGTTAATAACGTTTCTGAGATTGGTTTTGATTATGAATGATAGAGGAGAACACAGATGAATAATGTTTTTAAAATTTTCAACCAACTTCAATCTACGTCAAAGAAAAATGAAAAAATAACAATTCTTAAAGTTAATGAGAACAATAGTCTTTTTACCGATACATTAAAATGGCTTTTAAATCCGTTTGTGATAACAGGAATCAGCACCAAAAAGCTTAACAAATCAGTTAAGTATGATACAACTCCAATTCAGACTTGGCGAGATATGATGATGTATCTTGAAGCAAACAATACAGGTAGAGATACAGATATAGCTATTGTGCAAGGCTTTATCAGTTTACAGCCTGAAGAACATAAGGAATATTACAGACAGCTTGTAACGAAGTCTTTGAAGCTTGGCATAGATGCTAAGATCGTAAATAGTGTATATGGTAAAGGATTTATTCCTGTGTTTGATGTACAGCTTGGTACTTCTATTGATAAGGTTAAGCTTAAAGGCGATGAATATATTTATATAAGTCAAAAAATGAACGGAACAAGGTGTGTTTATTATAATGGTAGGCTATATAGTCGTTCAGGTAAAGAATTTACAGGACTTGACCATATAATTTCCGATATTCAGAAATTCAATCTTCCTAACCTTGTATTTGACGGAGAGCTTATTCGCAAAAACATTGACGGTAAATCAGACAGCGAAAATTTTCAAATTGGTACGGGAATTGCTAATAGTAAAGACACAGACAAAACTTGTCTTGAATATGTGATTTTTGACTGCCTTCCTAAAAATGAGTTTATGGCTGGTGAGAGCCTATTAAAATATGGAGAACGTAAGAAGTATCTGCTTGATATTATTGCAAAGAAAATTAAGGATAGTAATATCAAAAATCTTAGAATTGTACCAATGTGGTACGAGGGAACAGACCATTCACAGATACAGAAATGGCTTGAATATGCCGAAAACACAGATAAGGAAGGTTGTATGGTTCAGTTTGATACTACATATAAATGTAAGAGAACTAAGGAACTCATTAAGGTCAAGTGCTTCTATGATTGTGATTTAAAGTGTATTGATATTGAGCAAGGCACAGGTAAGAACATAAACACTCTTGGCTCAATCCTTTGTGAGTATAAAAACAACATTGTAAAAGTTGGTTCTGGGTTTACCGATGAACAAAGAAATCATTATTGGAATAACCCTAATGAAATTATTGGTAAGATAGTTACGGTTAAGTATAAAGAAGAAACTAAGAATAAAGACGGTAGTTATTCTTTACAGTTTCCAGTATTTCAGACAGTAAGATTCGATAAGACAGAACCAAATGCATAATTATAAGTAAATAATAAAAATGAGCAAAATAATTTGAAAAAACACTTGACATTTCTGTTAGATATGGTATAATAAGTATGTAATCAAATTATAAGTAAATAATAATATGGTTACGCAAAATTTATTAAACTAAAGGAGAGTATAAAATGAACGAATTCACAATGAATGAAATTAGAACAATTATAAAGGCTATGAGAGATGCTACAACCATTATAAATTGTGAAATACAGCAGTTCATTAAGTATGATACTACATACATAAGAACAGTACTTACTTTTGCAAATGGTTCTAAGGAGTCGGTAGAGTGTCCTGCTGACAAGGCAGATTCTTATTATGGTTTCACAACTTGTTATGCAAAGCATATAGCAAAGACGTTCATCGACAAGAATATTTCGGATATGGCTGATTACTGGCTCATCACTAAGCCTAAGAGAGAAGCCGAAGCTCGTGCAAAGACTGAAATTCAGAGGGCAGAGAAACAGAGACTTGCAGAACGTGATAAGAAAAGACGTGAAAAGTATAGAATCCGTATGGAAGCAATCAGACGTAAGGAAGCTTACGAGGCATCTAAACTTGCCGAAGAAAAGTATGGAGTTCCAGCTGATTGGTCTGAAAAGTAAATTTTGAGGAGATAATAAGATGAGAGTAATAATATTTGCGGTAATAGTAAATACAATAATCTTTATAGCTAATGTGGTTTATATGAATCGTATTACTAAAGAAGTATATCTTAATCTCGAAAGGTTTGCTAAGTTCAAATGTTTATCTAATGAGTTTGAAAGATATAATATTAAAAACTCAAAATATTGGACTGGTGTTTCTATGTATGTATATTTTGCTATTCCTGCTATAAATGTTGTTACTCTCTTTATCTCCTGTTTCGACTATGACAATATGGTTTCAGATATTCAGAAAACTACGGTTAATGAGTTTATAACTTGGGTAGAAAACAACAAGTAAAAATACAATAAAAGATTGGTTTGGTGATGGTAAAATGATTAATTTTTACAAGAAACAAAGGATGAGTTAAAGGAACATAATAAAACATTTGACGATGTTATTTTTGTTGCTGACTATTTTCAGAAGCTACGCATCTCTCCAAAAGAGTTTATAAGAAGAGCCGAAAACATTATTTATGATGATGGCTATGGATCAGAAGAAATAAACACTGCTCTTGTTGTTGTAGGTAAGGATTTTTGGCTTGAACGTCATGAATATGATAGTAGCGAGTGGTGGGAATATAAATCCATACTTAATATTGATGATTTTACTTTAGAAGACAAAGAAACAGGTCACACATTATTTATACATTAAGTCAAAGTGGTGATAAAATGCTTCCAGATTATATAAAAAGACTTGGACTTAAAAATTAAAGGAGATATTAAAAATGATACATAAGAAGTTTATGGATATTCAGAGAATTAAACCTGAGTATGCTGATGGTTTTAGCGTTAGTGATGTAAAGTGAAAAAATTAAATTTAGAAGGACAACGTTTTGGTAAATTAACAGCAATAAAAGCTGTAAACGTAAATGGAGTAAGAAAATGGCATTGTCATTGTGACTGCGGAAACGAATGTGACATCATAACAGGAAGCTTGACAAGTGGGAATTCTACTTCCTGTGGAAATTGCAAAAATTTTTACAATTTATCTGGAGAATATGGTGTTGGTTATACTCCTAAAGGTGAAGAATTTTACTTTGATTTAGAAGATTATGATAAGATTAAAGACTATTGCTGGTATATTGACAAAACAGGATATGTTAGAAATCGAAATGGATTATTGTTGCATAGAATAGTAACTAATTGTCCTAACAACTTAGTTCCAGACCATATTAATGGAAAACAAAGTCGCAATGATAATCGAAAGGAAAATTTAAGATTGGCAACACGAAATCAAAATACATATAATCACGCTGTTTATTCTAACAGTAAAACCCAAAAATCAGGTGTCACTTGGAGCAACTTTCATCAAAAATGGTTGGTACGAATAGGGTTTAACAAAAAGCGTGTTCATATAGGGTATTTTGATAATTTTGAAGAAGCTATTAAAGCAAGAGATGATGCTGAAAAGATGTTGTATAAAGAATGGAGATATAAAAATGAATCATAAAAAATACATGGATATATCAAGAATAAAAGAAAATTATATGGATGGATTTCATAAAGATGATTATATATGTATTCAAGAAAAGATTGATGGCTGTAACGCTGCTATCAGATATGATTCTGAAACTGATACGATAGTTGCACAGTCAAGAAAAAATATTCTTAGTGTTGGCAATAATCTCAGAGGGTTTTATGAATGGTCGCAGACGCTCAATAAGGAACTCATAAAATCTGTTCTCGGAGACAACCTTGTATTGTTTATGGAATGGCTTGTGCCACACACGTTGTCTTATCCGGAAGAGCGTTATAATCATACTTATTGTTATGACGTGTATGATACTAATACAGAAAAGTATCTTCCTCAGAGTACAGTTCAGGCTATTGTAAGCAAACTTAATCTTACTTATGTTCCTACATTTTATGAGGGTAAATTTATCTCTTGGGAACATTGTATGAGTTTTGTAGGTAAGACTGACCTTGGCGGTGAACACGGTGAAGGAATTGTAATTAAAAATCAGACAATGCTTAACAATCCTAATACCCGTCAGCCGTTCTACATCAAGATTGTAGCTGAAAAGTTTCAGGAAACACATACTCATAAAGAAGCAAAGGTTGTTAACCCTGCAATGATGAAAAAGAGAGAAGAAATCCAGAAGCTTGCCGAAACTATCGTTACAGAAGCAAGAGTAAGGAAACTTCTTAATAAGTTTGTTGATGAAGATATTCTCCCTGAGAATTGGTCTTTAGAGGAAATGCCTATTATTGTAAAGAACTTGACTAAGGCTGTTTACGATGATTGTGTTAAGGAAGAGCCTGAAACAGTAAAGCAGATTGATAATTTCGGCAAGGTTGCTAATGGCATCGCTATGAAATTAGCAAGAAATATTGCAAGTGAAAGATAAGGAGATAATAAGAATGGCATATTGGATATGGATCATACTGTTTAGCTAATGTAAAGGAGTGGCTTAAAACTTGTTTTGAAGTCACAAATGCTGATGTTGCACCCGTAAAACACGGACATTGGGAATACGATAAGCACTTTCGCTTTGCAGAATGTAGTGAATGCGAAGCAGAGTTTTATATTTGCGACCTTGAAGAAATAAGCGGAGATGGTTTTATAAATTTCTGCCCCACCTGCGGGGCTAAGATGAACGGAGGTGATGAAAATGAGTAAAGCAGTTCTAATAAGTGTCAAGCCGAGATGGTGTGAACTCATCGCAAACCGCTATAAGACCATTGAAGTTCGCAAGACAAAGCCAAAGCTTGAAACGCCGTTTAAGTGCTATATTTATTGCTGTAAAGCTCCAAAAGGTTGGATAAGGCTTGATAAAAATGTGCAACTTGATACTAAAGTCATAGGCGAGTTTGTATGTGATAGAATTGACACGATTGATATCATTGATGATCCTGTAATGACATATATACGTGTCAATCAACTCATTCAACACCCAGATGTATGTATTACAGCCGAAACTTGCCTTAATATTAATCAATTACAACATTACCTCAACGATAAAAAAGGAAACGGCTGGCACATATCCGACCTCAAAATCTACGATGAGCCGCAAGAGTTAAGCGAGTTTGGACTTACACGTCCGCCGCAGAGTTGGTGCTATGTTGAAGAAAGGAGTGAGGATAATGACAGGCTTTGTAAATCTTGATGCGGCGTATGACATCGGAACACTAACAGATTGGTATATATCATCAGTCACTGATGATCCGCCCGTGCGGACTGACGAACACATTGAGAAACTGTTTAATGATTTTTACGTAATTCCTAAAGATACACCTGCTGCCGATGTTGCACCCGTGAAGCACGGCGAATGGGAAGAAATCCGAGACGCATATAGACAGCTTGAAGGGTGGATGTGCAAGAAGTGCGGACGAGAAACGAAAGCGAAAGAAAACTATTGCCCCAACTGTGGAGCAAAGATGACTAATGATTAAACAGGAGGAATATATATGGGTGAGGAGAACTTTCCGAATGCTGACGAGCAGAAGGAATTAAGCAATCATATTCGTCAAATTGCGCAGACAATTTATGAAGCTGAACTTCGCAGAGAGGATTCACTTATCCAACAGAGTACGCAAATGCAGACAGGCTTTTCGTTTACATCTGCTGCTTTATTTATGGTAGCTGCTATCGCAGTAGAATACAAATATCCTCTTACATACGGCTTCTTGCTCTTAGCTTTTTCTACAATTACTGCACTACTTTTGGCAAGTCTAATTCTGGCAACTATGGCGCAAAAAAGAGAAAAGCGTAACGACTTTGTTAGCATAAAAGAGACGAGCAATTTTATACAGAGGCACTATGAAACCATAAAATCGGATGCGGCGAAGGATTTACAATACGTTGCACTAATTGAAAAGGTGCAATCTGAGGTAAAACGCACAAACGACAACAAAGTTGTACTTATTCAGTGGTCTATGAGGCTATTCTACACTTCCATAGGCTTATCTGTATTTTGGTTTCTTATTGCTTTGATAAAAATGAAAGGAAACATATCATGAGTGAAGATAATAAGTAGGAACAGGAGGAATAAAAATGTTTGATAAAGACACGCCTTGGAGTAAGAGGGCACCATTTGATCCTGAATCAATAACTTGCGGAAGATGCGATTGCGACATCTCAGACCGTGATTTTGAATACTGCCCATATTGTGGTCAGAAGCTTGACTGGTCTTGTCTCAGCGATTCTGAAACATCTTTTGAGATGGACGGCAAGACCTACAACGTATTTTTTGATTATGATGATGGCGATGACGATTATGACGACGATGATGATGAATACGATGATGAATAAAGCAAATATCGGCGAAAGAGAGGAATTTCAATGAGCAGAGGATACCATGCAGGCGACCATATGTTTTTTGTGCTTGACCCCGAGCGGGAAAAGATAATCGACGATTACAATGGACACCTAAAAGTTTATCATTCAAGAAAAAATGCTGACAGATATGCCGGACACTATGGCGAAATCATAGAATATGCGCCAATAAAATACGGCAGAAACGTAACTCAGATGAATCCCGTTGATGAGTTTATCTGTTCAGAATGCGGGTTTACAACTCGTGATATGGGCGGTTATGATGCCGAAGACGATGTGTGCTATGAATTTTGCCCACATTTCTGTCCAAATTGCGGCGCTGCTATACTCAAGGATGGTGAAGCTTAATGGAATGGTTTGTGTATCATTACAATATCAATAAGCATGAGATTGAAGCGTTCAATATTTTCAAGCACGGCAGTTTTGCCAAGTATTGCAATATCCACCTTAATACCATGTCAGACAAAGAACAGTTTGCCAATGCAATAAAAGACGAGCTTCGATATTATTTTGGGTCAAAATCTGAATATGAGCTTATCGTCAGACTTACCGATGATGATCGTGTGTTCTTGCTCCCTTGGTGCGGCAGCAGTGATCCCGAGAATGAAAAGGTTGAAGTGACGGATGATCATTGGCGGGATTTCGCTAAACTCCATATTAAACGTCAGCAACATACAAATGAAGCCAAGATTGATATTTACAATCAGGTAATGTTCAGGTTTTATGAGTTCGTCAATTACTGTTGGAGCTTTAAGAGATGAGTAATATAAGTATCAATAACTTCACCATTGAAAAAATCGTATCGGTAAGAGCTATCGATACAGGCTTAGATATAATTCAAAAGAATATTCCCGATGCGATCAAGGTTTCGCACAGGAAATATAAAGCTTTTTGCAGGAATAAAATTTTATCAAGCGAACTGGTAACTTTTGCCGACAGGGTAGTGAGCCGTGATGAGTTTGGCAATGCAGTTGCTATAGTGCTTGTAGGATATGATAAACCCGATACATATTATATCAATCCTGAGCTTTATAAAATGGGGCAGGAACAGCGTCAGCATATTGAAAATGTTTGCGGACAGGTCAGAGAACCCCGAACAGTTTTATTTCTTGACGAAGTAAAAGGTTTTGAATTGAAATAAGAGGTGATTGTTATGAAAGAACAAACTATATACACGTTTTCCGATATTTGAAGCTGTTAAAACAACCTATTTCAATCGATCCGTGTTCGCATTGTCCCGATTCAGCTTATTGCTGTGGATGCCCAGAGCAACGTGATTATCGCACCGCCATAAAACCCTATCGTGACAATAATTTATTGGTTTTTGCCGATACAATTCGCAATATACGAAAGAAGCGCAGCGAATCCGAACACTTGCTGCAGCGTTCAAAAGAATTAAGTAAAGAAGTCAATGATGCTTTGTCAAATTTACCGGAGCAGTTGCAAAAAAATTGTTTAATACAAATTGCAAAGGATAAAATTAAAATAACAAGGAGGACATATATGGATACGAATTGCTTAGTAGTTAATCTATTCGGTGTTCCCGGCGCAGGCAAAAGCACTGGAGCAGCTTATATTTTCAGCCAGCTCAAGATGGCTGGCGTAAATGCTGAACTGATTACAGAATTTGCCAAAGACAAGGTGTGGGAAGAAAAACCAACCATATTTCAACCCGATAATCAGATTTATATATTCGGCAAACAATTTTATAAAATGAGCCGCTGTAAAGATAAGGTCGATGTAATTGTAACCGACTCTCCTTTGCTGTTGTCTTCATTTTACAATTCAAGCAAAATTCTTGGTGAAGAGTTCAACAAAACCGTATATAATTGCTTCTCTTCATTCAATAACAAAACATACCTGTTAAAGAGAGTAAAACCCTATAACCCTAAAGGCAGACTTCAGACAGAGGAAGAAAGCGATGCTCTTGCATTTCCCTTAATAGAAAAATTAAACTCTTGGAATATTTCATATACTGTTCGCAGTGGCGATATCAAAGATTATGATGATATCGTAAATGAAGTATTGGAATATTTGAGAAACAACTAAAAGCATAACCGTTTCGAAAATAAATTAAAGGGGAGTAATACATTTGACCAACTATGAGTACATCACTTCTATGAACGTCAAAGACTTGGCATCTCTTCTATCCTGTGTATACAAGGACTGGGAAGAATCAACTATTACAATAGATGGCTGTTGCCTGTTTGATTCAATAGGAGATGTCGCAGAATGGCTTCAGGAGGAACACAATGATAGTCAATAAAGGTAAACAAGGTTGTCAGAATTGTGTAAACCGTGAGTATGACAATTCTTTCGGTCTCATATGCCAGCATAAAGCCTCGGTCGAGGGTATTGAGGCCATGAAGAACTTTTATACCGCCAATGAGGTGTTGGAATGCAACTATTATGAATACGATGAAAATTCGTCGATTGATAGGCAAAAGAGAATGAAAATACGAGAAATACTGTTCAGAGGAAAAGCCATAAACCGTGATAGTGGATATTACAGAACAACATATAAAAATGGTGATTGGGTCTATGGATTATTAACTCAACCTTATAACGAAAGGTATGATTTACCCGCTGAAATGACTAATACGTTAGGTGTAAGTGGCATTGAAGTTGATTATGAGTCCATAGGGCAGTTTACGGGATCGACTGATAAGAATGGAATTAAAATTTTCGAGGGCGATATTGTAAGAGCGGTTACACAATCAACAAAAATATACATCGGAACTGTTACGTTTGAAAATGGTGCGTTTTGGTATAAAAATTGGCCGTGGTTTAAATTCAGGTTTAAATTTGAGAACGTTGAGGTTATCGGCAATATTTACGATAACTCAGAACTGATGGAGGGATAATTTATGAAGTGTCCATATAGAACAATAACGGAAACTACTGACGGTATTTCCAAGACAGAATTTTGTGATTGCTACGGTTCGGCTTGTCCGTGGTATTGCAATACGACTACTAAGGGAGATAAGACAATATCAGAAGAAAGTTGCCAAAGATGCTATACAGAACATCTCAGAGCAAGATATTTTGATGCAAATCGAAAATTTCTATCAAGCAAATAAACATTTTATTGAAAGGCGATGTAATGACAAACCTTGAATATATAAAGAATATGACTTCTGATGAGCTTGCAATATTTCTTATGAAAGTAAATAGTGCGTATTCAGAAGAATGTATGATATTAAGATCTGAATGCAAATATCCTAATGTCAATAATAATTGTGCTATTTGCTTCAAAGAGTGGCTCGAAAAGGAGTGTGATACATAAATGCTTGTACCTGCAATTTTATACATTGATTGGTATAGTTCTCAGGCGTATGGTTTTGGCTTATTCACATTTAAGAGAAATAACTACGTTGTGGGATTAGATGTGCGTAGAGAACTTTCTAAAATAATCAACCAGTATCACATACATAGAATTGAATGGAGTATGATTGGTGGAAATCCCGTAGAAAAGCATTATGATAAATTTTGTCAAAGATATAATGGCAAAAAATTTATTTATACTGATGCTTTCCGAGATAAAAATGGTAATTATCATAATAACGTTGCATATGAAATTATTTTCAATGAGGAGGACAATACATGATACAAACTTCGGGTCATAAGCCTACGCCTTATGATTTAGGGTATCAAGATGGGTTAAATGTGTATCTAAAACATACTCAATACAAATGTAAGAGTATAAAACTTATACCACCAAAAGACTTTTTATTAATGAATGTTCAGACTGATGATAAAGTTGATAAAGTCAAATACAAGAACTTTCCTATCCCAGTAGATGCTTGTATTGCTGACGAAATACAAACGTTATGGAATAATGGAATTAGGACTTGTGGCTGCTGTTGTGGGCACGGTCATCTCCTTGGTTATATTGAAGTGGAAGAAGAAGATATTCCTAAAATGGAGCAAATGGGATATTGCCATTATATTTATCCAGATTTATTCGGTGGAGCAGAACGCAAAGATGCGTTTATTCCTAAATCTGGACAAGTGCATATTTATGATGGTTATATTAGATGGGAGTGATACATAAATGACAATCAGAGAAGAACAGCGAGATTTATTTACAGTCCCAAAGGATTATATCCTTGTTCACTGCATCAGCGCAGATCTTGCAATGGGTGCAGGAATAGCTAAGGAGTTTGCAAGACGAGGAGTTAAAGCGGAACTTCAAAAAGAGTATCAGGATATAGAAGTAGGGGACTGCTTAGTATCTAATGCAACAGATTGGGGTGTTGAATTTAATCTCGTTACAAAAGAAAAGTATTGGCAAAAGCCTACCTATAAAACGATGAAAATGGCTCTTGAAGATACTGAATATTTGTGTGAAGAAATAATGAGTCTTGGTGAAACTGTAAAACTCGCAATGCCAAGAATCGGTTGCGGATTAGATAAACTTGAGTGGTCTAAAGTAAAAGCAATCATTGCAGAAGTTTTTGTCGATACTGATGTAGAAATATTGGTCTGCGTGAAGTAAAGGAATAAAACAAAAATTTTATTGACAGAAGGAGATGTTAAAAATAAATCAGGAATACATAAAATCACCTATAAATTATGTAGGTAATAAATATCGTCTAATCAAGCAGCTTATACCTTTGTTTCCTAAAAAGATTTCAATGTTTGTAGATGCTTTCGGCGGTTCAGGAACGGTTTTAATGAATACAGAAGCAGACTATTACATATATAACGACATAAATCCTTATGTTTCAAGTATTGTGTCGGGATTGTTCTCAACATCTTATGATGAAATAATCAAACAGATTGAAAACATTATTTCAGAATACGATTTGAGTATGATAAATAAGGAAGGCTTTGAAAGACTTCGTGATAGTTATAATAATGGCAGAAAAGATTGGATTACACTATATACTTTGATGTGCCATTCATTTAATCATCAGTTCCGTTTTAATAACAAGCACGAATATAATAGTAGTTTCGGTAAAAATCGCAGTTATTTTTCTGACAGGCAAAGACAGGACTTACTTGCTTTGAAACAGAGATTTGAGAATAAAGACCCTATAATAGTATCGTCTAAAAACGCTTTCGATTTTGATTTTTCAGACTTTGACGAGAACGATCTGATATATTTTGATCCACCTTATTTTAATTCTATTGGTAATTATAACGATGGAAAACGTGGCTTTGAGGGTTGGACTGCTGAACACGAAAAGAAACTTTACGAATTACTGGATAGGCTGGACGAACAGGGAACAAGATGGGCTGTATCAAATAACTTAAAATATGATAATGAATTTTTAGATACTTGGAAAGATAAATATAATATTCATTATTTATCTGGAGACTATCTAAATTGTAATTATCATAAGAAAGACCGAGAAACCAAAGATATAGAAGTGCTGATAACAAACTATTAAAAAGCATACTATATATAGTGTTTTACACTTAAATTATTACTATATGTAGTCAAAATTATACAATGAAAACAGTATTTGATAGGAGATGATTAAAACGAATATTACAAAACTTGTGCCACCTTGCTCTTATCAAGGCGGTAAACAACGAATAGCAAAAGAAATAGTTGACTATATTCTTGATACAACGTTCTTTACAAACAATACAAAATTTTATGATATGTGTTGTGGTTCTGGAGCAATTACCATTGAACTTTTAAATCGAGGAATACCACCTGAAAAAATTGTAATGTGCGACAAAAGTTCTTGGGGAGTGTTTTGGAAATCCATCGGCGATGGTTCTTTTGATTTAAATAAATTTTATACATATTCAAAAGCAGTCCCAAGAGATAAATCACTCATACAAAATCATATGAAAGAATTGTCTCAGACAAATGCCGATATAGACGAAGCATATAAATACATACTTCTACAAGCCTCGTCTTTTGGTGGTAAGCAAATATGGAATACAGGTGGTAAATGGCAAAACACCTCATTCCGTAACTATTGGCAACCAACAGAAACAAGCAAAAGGAGAAGTCCCGTAAATCCTATGCAACCAATGATAGATATTATCGAAAAAAGAGTAAAGGATATTATAAATAATTGTAAAGGGTTGACTTGTTACCATAAAGATATTTATGAAATGTTGTCTATAATTCGAAACGATAAATCAGACTATCAAATTATTTACATAGACCCTCCTTATACCAATACTACTGGTTATGGGTTTAACTTTGATATACACGATTTTCTTAGTAATTTATTTGATGTTACTCTTGGTGCTATATTTGTTTCTGAAAAAGAATCTATATCAGATGATGAAGCTATAAGACTTCATTTTAATGGTGATAAAGGTGGTATTAGCGGTAACAAGGTTGGCAAAAACGAAGAATGGTTAAATGTATTCAGATAAAAGACTCGTTTTATCGTAAATTGAAAGGAAGTGTTAATTTGAATGATATAGAACTTTGGCACGGAGATTGTCTTGAACTTATGAAAGATATACCTGATAAGTCAATAGATATGATATTATGTGATTTACCTTATGGGACTACTGCTTGCAAATGGGATTCAGTTATTCCTTTTGAATCTTTGTGGGGGGGTATAACAGAGTTATAAAAGACAATGGTGCAATTTGTTTATTTGGTTCAGAACCGTTTAGTACAGAATTAAGACATAGTAATTTAAAAATGTTTAAGTACGATTGGATATGGGAAAAAGAACAGGGTGCAAATTTTATGTTGTGTAAATATCAACCATATAAAGTACATGAAATCATATCTGTCTTTAGTAAGAAAACACATAATTATTATCCTCAAATGACTATCGGTAAACCATACATATCAGGTAAAGGAAACTCTGGAGAGATAACGGGGAACGTTGTAAAAATTCAAACTAAAAATAATGGAACACGTTATCCAAGAAGTATTCAAAAATTTTCGACTGATAAAGCCAAAGGGTCATTGCATCCTACTCAAAAACCCGTAGAGCTACTTGAATATCTTATTAAAACATATACACTTGAAGGAGAAACAGTTCTTGATAATTGTATGGGTTCAGGTAGCACAGGTGTAGCTTGCAAGAACCTTAATCGCAAGTTTATCGGTATTGAGCTTGATGATACATATTTTGAAATTGCTAAAAAGAGAATTGAAAATACATAAAGGAGAATATAAAAATGATACACCCATTAAATTTAACTAAAAGTTCAGACGAACTAAAACAACTTATCGCAGAAAATCCTGACTTGCCTATTGTGGTTCTTGTGGGGCAGGATGCAGTTTCAGATGATTATGGGTATACATATTGCTCGGACATACATTTTAGCATTGAAGAAATTCTTGATTGTGAATTACCGTTTGGTGAGGGTTGTGTGTATAACGATCGAGATGACTTTAAATATGCCTTGTTGGATTACCTTGATGGTAACGAAGAATATCCAAATTTATCTGACGAAGAATTTCAAACCCTATTAGCTGAAGAACTCAGCAAGTATGAACCATATTGGAAGAAAGTAATTGCTATAACAGGCGATAATTAAAATGGTAAAATATAAAATGAAAATCCACTTTTATTGTACAAAAGGAGTTGATTAAAATTAAATATGTAGGAAGTAAAAGCCGTATAGCAAAGGATATTGTACCGATTATACAGAAATATATTGACGATAATAAGATCACAACATATATTGAGCCTTTCGCTGGTGGCTGTAATGTAATTGATAAAATCAAGTGCGAAAATAAATACGCAAATGACAGTAATGAATACTTAATCGCCTTTTGGCAAGCACTTCAGCAAGGTTGGAATCCGCTTAACATACATATGACTAAAGAACTTTATGATGATATAAAGTCCAATAAAAGTGGATTTCTAAAACAAGAGGTTGCTTTAGCGGGATTGTGTGCCACATATAACGCTAAATGGTTTGGTGGATATGCTGGAATAGTACATACAAAAATAGGTACAGAGCGTAATTATTATGACGAAGCAGTAAGAAACGTACTCAAACAAGTGCCTATACTTAAAGACGTAACATTTACTTGTGGTGATTATCTTAATATTAAACCACATAATGCAGTAATTTATTGTGACCCACCATATCAGGAAACTACGAAATATAAAGACGAGCTGAATTATAATACATATTGGAATTGGGTCAGAGAAATAAGTAAAGATAATATTGTTTTATGTAGTGAATACAATGCTCCATCGGATTTTGAGTGCATATGGAGTAAGGAATTGACTACTACATTAGACAAAGCAAGTAGAAGTAAGGCAGTAGAAAAACTATTTACATATAAAAAGTCGACCCTACAATAAAATTTTTCTTTTGTTAAATTATAAGTAAATAATAAAAAACACATTAAAAATCACTTGACAGAATTTCTCAAAGTGGTATAATAATAGTATCATAATTAAGGAGGTGATGAAACGAATGATAAAATTTCAAAATGATTGCTGTGATTGTGCATTACATTGCCGAGGAAGCACTTGCAGAAACAGAAATGTTCCTCACTTTTATTGTGATGAGTGTGAAGATGAGGTAGAAGAGCTGTTTGAATATGACGGAGAACAAATTTGCCAAGATTGTCTTATTTCAATAGTGCCTAAAATTAAATTAGAAGATTACATAGAAAGTGATTATTAAAAGGAAACGTGAATAATGTATAATGAGAGAAAAACAAAGGGTACGTCCACCCTGACAGGTTTTATGGCTTTAAGTATTATCGTTCAGGCAACTGGTTTTTATTCTTTAACTTCTGCTTTAAATCAAATAGAAGTGAATAATAATATGAAAGGCAAAAATTCAAGCATAACATACTCCGCTGAAAATCTTGCTAAATCAAGCAACATTACTAATACATATTATGAAGTCCCTATGGAGATACCAATAGAAACATTAGATATTCCAACTTGCAATACTGAGTTTAAAACCTATATGGATTACCGTTGTATTACTGATAAAACTTCTGCTCAGTATGAACTTCAACAGTTTGCTTGGACTGATGAAGACGGTTTTCGCAGAATAGACAATGACTACATAGTTGCAATGGGAACATATTATGCTGAAAATGTTGGAGACAGATTTAAGGTAACTCTTGATACAGATAATGAAATAACAGTCATAATAGGGGATATTAAGCAGGATATACACACAGATTACTTTAATCAGTACACACCTATTTATGATGAAAACGGCATCTTCTTTAGTGGTAACGTGCTTGAATTTATAGTTGACACGGATGTTTTACCTAAAGTACCGAGAAGATTAGGAACAGTAAGCTATTTTAATTATTTAAAAGGAAATATAAAATCTATAGAAAGGATTGAAACAGAAGAATGACCGAAGCACAGTGGGATAGAAATGCGAGGTGTTTAAAGCATTTTAGACATTATATGAATAAGATGACTAAGGAGTATGAGCTAATTAACTCAGAAGCACCTACTAAAGTACATAAGGCAACTAATGAGGAAACCGAATATTACATGAGTATTCTTGATAAACGTAAGACAAGATATTTTAATCCGCTGTTAAATTGAAAGGGAGTGATAAAATGAGCGATAAAATTGAAAGTATAAATATGAGCGTGGCTGTTTTTTCAGCAAATCTTGTAACTGTTAAAGATGTAGAAGAATTTGTCAGAGTAGCAAGTAGCTGTCCTAAAGGTACAGATATAAGTGTTCAGCACGGCAAGTTTATTACGGACGGTAAGTCTCTTATGGGTATTCTTTTCCTTAATCTGAGCGAACCTGTAGAGGTAGAAATCAAGTCAGATAAGAGTAGCGAAGTAATGAGTAAGATACTTAGTCAGTTTGATAAGTGGAGGGTTGAGGATTGAAAGTAGAACTTGTAAGATACACAAATGAGCCTATTCTTGCAATGGAATCTGCTGCTGGTAACTGTTATAACAGTAAGCCCTCGTCCACAGGTAAGATTGTGAAACAGTGCTATAATTCAGGACACCTATCAGTAATGGAATTTGCTCAGTTCCATTTTCACATTGAGGGTGTTTCGAGGGCTTTACTTGCACAAATAACACGTCACAGAACAGGAAAATTTGAAGTAAGAAGCCAAAGATATTGTGTAGAAGATGACTTTGAGTATGTAACTCCTAAGACTATTACTAATAATAAATCGGCAAATACAATTTATGAAAATATTATAGGACGTATTCAAACATCTTACAACGATCTGATTTCAATGGGTGTTCCTGCTGAAGATGCAAGAATGATACTTCCTAACGCTTGTTGTACAGTTATTGACTGTTCTTTTGATTTTAGGAATTTAATGCACTTCTTTAATGAAAGACTTTGTACTCGTGCGCAGTGGGAAATAAGAGAACTTGCACAGAAAATGAGACAATGTGTAATTGATACTTGTCCTGAACTTGCACCTTATTGCGTTCCCAAGTGTGAAGCTAATAAGATTTCATTCTGCCCTGAAAATAAGAGTTGCGGTAAATATAAAAGATTAGAGGAGATGATAAAGATTGACTAAGAAAATATTTATTCTTAATGGAGTACACACTTCAGGCAAAGATACGTTTGTAAAATACATAAATGAATACGGTATTGATGCAATTCATTACTCTTATGTGGACTTTACAAGAGATATGCTTGAAAGCAAGGGCATTGATATCAAGGACAAGTCAAATAAACTTAGAAAACTCCTTTGTGATGTAAATAATGCTCTTGAAGAGTATAATGATATTCCTTTTAAGGATTGTCTTAATATCGCTGACAATTTTCATCAGAACTGGCTTGAAGGAGACTGGTTGTTTATTGACTGTAGAGAACCTAAGAAGATTGAACGTCTGAAACAGGCACTTAACGCAAAGACTGTATTTATTAAATCTAATAAGACAATCACAGCCGATAATTCAGCAGATAAAGCAGTAGCAGAGGAATATGAATACGATTATGTTATTCAGAACACAGGGTCTCTTGATGACCTTAGAAATAACACGATAGACTTTATAAAGGACGTGATAAAGTGATTATAGGTGTTGACTGCGATAATGTTCTCAATAATCTAACTGAAAGCGTTCTTAAAGTCTATAATGAAGATTATAACGATGACCTCACACCAGATGATATCACTGATTACTACATCGAAAACTTTGTTAAGCCTGAGTGCAAAGATAATTTCTATAAGCTTTTCACTGATAAAAGAGTATGGAAAGGCATTTCTGTAATTGACGGCTGTGTAGATGTGCTTAAAAAGTGGAACGATTTAGGTCATACAATTTATATTGTAACATCTACCGAGCCTGCAAATATGCTTAAAAAGGCTAATTGGTTACAGAGAATACTCCCGTTTCTGAACATTCGCAAGAGACTTATTTGTATTCAGAACAAACAGTTACTCGGCGAAATAGATGTTCTCATTGATGATTGTTATGATAATCTCATAGGTGGTAAATACAGTAAGATTGTACTTGATTATCCGTGGAATAGAAATTATGTTGATGAAGAACATTCTGTATACAGATGCAAAGACTGGTTTGAGATTGAAAGGGTGATTAAATGATAGTTATATATTCTACAGGTTGTCCTAAATGCAAGGTACTTATCAATAAGCTCAATGCTAAGAATATTGAATATTCGGTATTTAATGATGTTGATAAGATGATTGAAATGGGAATAACAAATGTTCCTATTCTTGAAGTTGATGGTGTAAGAATGGAATTTAAGGAAGCTAATAATTGGATAAATAGCAGGGAGTGATAAAATGGAAATAAACATTAGATTAGATAAAAATTTTACAACTCAGTACAATAAACTCCAAGGAGAATACGGTACATATATTGCAAGACTAAATGGCTTTGATGATGCACAGCTCTCATATACCGATTTTATTGATAATTTTATTGATGAAACTACGGTTGCAGATTCAAGTATTGATGGAAATAGCAACGTAAGGAGAAAGGATATAGTGACGCTCCTTACCGAGATGCCCAAACCTCATAGAAAGCTCCTTGCTTATAATAAAATACATTATGAATATCAGAAAAAGTATGGATTTAAGGCAGCCAATGACTGGCTATGGCGTGAGTGGATAGGTCAACTTTATATGCACGATGGAGATACCAGTACATTTAAACATTATTGTTTTGCGTATGACCTCAAAGATGTTGCTGAAAAGGGTTTGTTTTTCCTTGCTGATAATTTTAATCCCAAGCCACCAAAACATCTTGTGACATTTGTTGATTTTGTCAAAGAATATATCAGTTTTGCAAGTAATAGAAGTTCAGGCGCTTGTGGGCTTCCAAATCTTATTCCGTATATGTTTTATTTTTGGAACAAAGATATTGAAAACGATTATATGGGAATTAGGACTTCTCATTCTGAAAAAGCATATGCGATACAGGCATTTCAAAGATTTATTTACGCCGTCAATCAACCCTGTATACGAGATAATCAGCAATCCGCATTCACCAATACCTCCGTATTTGATAGACCGTATTTTGAAGCACTTTTTGGAGGAAGCACTTTCCCTGATGGTACATATATGATCGACTTTGAAGAAGCGATTATTAATTTTCAGAAACTCTATATGGAAGTTATGTCAGATATACGTTCTGAAAATATGTTTACGTTCCCAGTAAGTACAATCTCACTCCTTCGTAAGAATGGTCAGTTTGAAGATGAAGATTTTGCCAAGTGGGCAATTAAGCACAATATGAAATGGTCGGACAGCAATCTTTTTATTGACGATAATGTTTCAAGTCTTTCTAATTGCTGTAGACTTAAATCTGATATTCGTGACCTTGGTTATTTTAATTCAGTTGGCGGCACAGCTTTAAAGGTTGGCTCTGTAAAGGTATCAACAATTAACCTTGCTCGTTTAGCACTCGACACAAATACCAAAGAAGAATATCTTGAAGAACTCAAGGTTAGAACATTATCTAACATTAGAGCTTTGGATATTGTTAGAAATATTATTAAAAGAAATGTTGAAAAGGGTTTGCTTCCCAATTTCTCTTATCAACTTGTTGACTTTGAGCATTTGTACAATACAATCGGATTTATTGGTATATATGAAACAATGAAAAAGTTTGGTTGTACAACTACAGATGAATTTGGAAATGTATATTATACTGATAACGCTTCAGTTTTTGGCAAGCAGATATTTGATACAATGAGAGAGGTTGCTGATAAATTTATTACCGATAATCATTGTGATTATATGATAAATACTGAACAGATACCAGGTGAAAGTGCTGCATCAAAACTTATGAATAAGGATAAATTCTTCTATCCTGATGCTAACATTTATGATCTTCCTCTTTACGGCAATCAGTTTATTCCTCTGGGAATTAAAACTACATTAAAGGAACGTATTCGTATTCAGGCTATGTTTGATAAATTCTGTAATGGCGGTTCAATTCTTCATGCAAATATAGACAGTCCTTTTGATAGTTTTAATAAAGCTTATAAGATGGCTTGTTATATAGCTGATGCAGGAGTTACTTATTTTGCATTTAATACTAAAATTCAAGCTTGCGAAGATAATCACGCTTTTTATGGAACAACTTGTCCTGTTTGTGGTAAGCCTATTGCAACAGAATATACGAGAGTAGTTGGCTTTTATACACCTATTAATACATGGACTAATGCTCGTAAGAAAGAATATTGTATGCGTAAATGGGAAAATACCAGCAACGGTATGGGAGATTAAATGAAAATTAAGGGCTTAGTCGATGAAGATTTCGTAAACTTCAAGTTGCCCTGTATGTTCATTTCTATTGGCACTTGTAACTGGAAGTGCTGTATTGAAATAAATATTCCAGTTACAGTTTGCCAAAATAGCGACTTAGCTAAACAAAAGGATATTGATATACCTATTGATGAAATATTTAATAGGTATATCTCAAATCCTATTTCAGAAGCTATTGTTATTGGTGGACTTGAACCAATGATGCAATTTGAAGATATTTATGATTTAATTAAGTATTTCCGTGACAAAGAGATAAATGATACTTTTGTGATTTATACGGGCTATTATCCAGATGAAATTCAAGATAAGATTGAAAAATTAAAATCTTTTAAGAATATTATTTGTAAATTCGGACGATATGTGCCAAATCAGGAAAAACATTTTGACGAAGTATTAGGAGTAAATCTTGTAAGTGATAATCAATATGGTGAGGTGATTAGTTAATGAACAGCTTGAAAATAATCAAAAATCCAGATGTTACTATTTATCAAGAAGTAACAAAAGCAGTAAAAGATAACAATGGGTATTGTCCCTGTGAGCTCATAAAGAACGAGGATACAAAATGCCCTTGTAAAGACTTTAGGGAGCAAAAGAATGAAGGTGAGTGCCATTGTGGTAGATATAAAAAGGTGAGTAAATGATAAGTAAATATAGACCTAAAAGATTAGAAAAATTAATTTGCCTTTCAGACATAAATGAAAGACTGGTATTAATAGATGGAAGTGATACAGATTATATAACCGAATCGGGTAAAGTATATAAAGATTATGGTAATAATATGTTCTTCTTAAAGCATAACCATATAAATAAAAATAATGGCTATGTTTACGTAGGTGTTACTTTTAAAGATGGCAAGAATAAGTCAAGAAGAATACATGTATTATTAGCAAAAGCGTTTATACCTAACCCCAATCCTAAAATATTTAAAATTGTTGGGCATAAAGACAATAATAAGGCTAATAATGTTTTAAGTAACCTATATTGGACTACCAATCAGGAAAACACCCAAAAGGCAATAGATGACGGTTTGAATTGTCCTAAAACTGCCGAGAATGATAATCAATCTTTATATGTAAAAGTAATGGATAAAGATACATATGAAATTGTTGGCGTTTATGGGTCTTTACGTGAATGCGAAAGGTGTATTAAAAATATCAGTCTTGGGATGATTGCAAAAATGTGCTCAAAACAAAAAATATATAAACCTCGTAGCAGAAAATACATATATCAATATGCTTCTGAAAAAGAATTTACTGATAATGCCGATTTAAGAAGTAAGCAATTAGTTGAAAATCCAACAGCAGATAAAAATCCAACTATATTTAGGATGGTTAATCATGATCTAAGCTATGATAAAATAATGGATAATCAAACTACCGCATCGAAAATATGTGGTATTCCACAAGCAAGTATATCGCAATTTATTAGAGAAAGTAACAATGAAAAACATAACGGGTGGCAGTTCTCGTTAATATCTAAAACAGAATATAAAAAATCTTCAGCATATCAGAATAGTATTAACTTATTAAGCAATATAACAATTCAGAATATTTATACTGGGGAAATTCAAACATTTAAAACAGGACAAGACTTAAAAAATGAATTCAATATTAAAGGGCATGATTTAAAGCAATACATAAAAAATAATCATATTTTTATGAGCGAATGGAAACTGCAATCAGAATGTAAATTTTAACAAGTAAATATTTAAACCGTAAAAATAGGCTCTTGCCAAAACTAAAGACAAGAGCCTAAAAGGAGGGCGAAATGTTTAGTTGTAACAACTGTTAAAGCTATGTATAATTTGGTAAATACATAATATAATAAAAAAACAGGAGGTAGCATTATGGATAAAACAAATTTTGATTTAATTTTAGAAGCATTAAAAGAAAATTGTAATATTTATGATGATGAAGGGCAACATCGTGATGTGGACTTAATTTGTAATTTGTTATGGCTTAAATATAATTGTTTGGAACTGCCAGACATTTCGCTTAAACTTACAGAAAAAATAAGAGAATGTTTAAATAAAAAGCAGTTATGGTTCACCAATTACTAATGAAAACCCAGTGTATGGATCTGTCCATTCGTCACAAGAGATTGTATACGTGATTATTTGATTTTGCTCATTGAATTCTGCATGAGTATAATAAAGTCCACGTTGATCATCAAAAATCATATGTTCTTTTATAATAAGATTGTCTTTGCAAATGATTTTATACGTTATACCCTTGGTTGGATAAATTGACATCCAATTTAAAAAAGCCCAATGATCATAACCCAATTCCTCAACAATGGCTTTTATTGTTAAACTTTTTTCGTTTTTAAAATCTTTTGGAATTTCAAAATTATTCTCATATGCTTTTTCTTCACCTTGATTTTGCTCAGTGATATTAGTTTCTAACATTTCAGATGGGACTTCAAATGTATTATTTTTTGAATCAGTAATTTTTAAAGATAGAATTTTTCCGTCAGAATTGTTGAAAATATGTCTTACTTTTTGGTATGAGTCGTTCACCTTGTATATTTTGTATTTCATTGATGTATGTAATAAAATTTTTCCGTCTTTTTTAGAAACGGTTGTGATATAATCAATACCGCTTCTTAAATGTCCATCACATAATTTATTTATTTTATGTGCTTTATAAGTTGCATATTCATCAAGCATTGAATGTCTATTATTGTTCATTAAGCAAAAATTAATTATTTCAAGTCGTTTATCTTCCGATAATTCAGAAATAAATTTCCGAGAAACAATAATTTCTTTAAGACGATCCTGAATATAAGATATATATTCAGAAGAATTTTTAGTCATATCCATTACAAAACCTATTATCATTCCTACGCCGACTGTTATAGCTGCGCTACTAATAATATTGATAATTAATTGGAATATAGCATTATCCCATATTTTAAAAATAACTAATTGACATATTGTTCCACATAAAACCACTATAATGCCTATAAATAAAAAAGATTTAAAAAAGTTCTTGAATTTATCCATAATGTATTACTCCTTTTTTGAAGTGTGAGGATGGGAGTAAGTAAGCTTCCATATTTTATATTATACTATAATATGATAAGATATTACATAGTTTTATAAAAGATTGTAGATTTATACAAACATAATGTCCTGAAATTAGCAATATGACGAATTAATTTTAATTTTGAAGAAGGTGATTTTTATTATTATTTTAAAAAACAAAATCTGTCGATAATCAAACTGATCTATATAAATTTATGAAGGA